GACGGGAAGCGTCGCATACAAGAAGGCATTCGCCGATCTTTAGCCAACCGACCGCTTTCCACCCGTCGGCGGAAAGCAAGCGATGCCACTTCGTAGCTGTCAACGTCCGCCCCGAAGAGAAGAGAAGCTGATATAACGGCGCCACGCCATTGACCCAAGGCGGGGATACTTCCGCAAGCTGCGGCTCACCATTTCTGTCTCGACACCAGACCGCCAATGGCTTGCTGATGTGAGCCAGTGCGTCCATCCTTTGCGGACCGTCAGCGGTCAGCACAATTGTTTCCCCGGCAACACAATCCGCAAAAATCGCCGCTCGCCCCTTCCTGATGCTCCAGTCAACCAGATGCCTCTGGAAATCGAAAAGGAAGTCCGGCATCCAGATCGGCTCGAAGCCGTCGTTCAGGTCGATCTGACTTTTCTTCGTGATGAATTCTGAATACTTCATTTCCCCGGCACCTCCACCGCAGCCACAAATTCCGCCAGCGCTTCGTTCCAGGTCCTGGCCAGCTCCATGCAGCTCACTCGTTCCCGCATGACGTAGAGCATGGCCGTGATCCACCGATTGAAGGTTACTTGCTTGCGGCAATCGACGAGCTCTTGCAAGGCTTCCATGAATCTCCCTGGACGGTCCTGGGTTAACGTGTAGTTTAGGGCGACGGCCAGAAGGCCGAACCGTTCTAAGTCTCCCGTTCCTTCTGGCCGCGGTCGCCGGCTCACGCTGCGGTTATCGCCGGCGGGCCGATGTCTTGGTCTCGGCCAACGACCCCGGGCTTAGCGCTCAGATTCGCCACGGTTCGGCATCACAGTTATTTTCATGGCCAATCCTCGGGGTCGTAATCTCCCTCGGCGCAGTCCCCCTTGCAGGCGATCGTCTCGCAGCGGTCGCACCGGAAATCCTTCGGGTCGCCGCGCAGGCTCTCGGGGACGTGCCAGGTTTCCACCCCGCCATAGCAACTCTCGACGTCCTGGGCGATTGCGCCTGTGAGCAGAATCGCTTTCTCGCGGTCAAGCATCCCAAGCAGGAGGCCATCGGAGACTTCGGGGAAAATCGACATGAAGCCCGGCTCGACGCCCAGCCCCTCGGCACGGAAAGCCGCCTTGGCGTCCATGGAGAAACGGCCGGCGAGGGCGTAGCCTATCCAGCGCTCGCCGAGCTTGCCGACGCAGAAACGCCATTGGTCGTTTTCGCCGATCAGGATTGCTTCGGCGATTGTTAGCTCGGTCATTCATTTCTCCATCGGCGGGTCAAGCTGGTCCGCAGCGCAGGCGAACAATTCTCCCTCAATCTCCAAGAGCATCCATGCATCTTCCCAGATCTCGAAGTGCTTCACCGCTGGCAGCCAGCAAAAGATATTCTCCCGAGGCCCGACAATCCAAACCTCTTTGGCCATCCCCAGGGCAATCCCCAGCTCGACATGCCTTCCGCCGCGGCTCGCGCCAGTCCTGGGAGTCTCCGTGAAGGCAATCAACAATTGGCATTCGGCGACGTCGCGGAAGTCCTCGCAAGCAAACTTCTGCCGCAATGCCGCTGCCCGCTCTGAATGCGAGCCATCATCCCCCTCGACCAGAGCTTCCCCGTGCTCCCCGATGGGCTCGCCCCGGTCGCTGATCTGATGCTGGCCGTCGAGCCAGACTGCCTGAACAGTATGCCCCATCGCTCGGAGCTGATCGCGGTAGCCGCACAATTCCTCATGCCGGCTGTAGCGGGCCGCAAGGTAAATCTTCATCGCTATCGTCCTCCATCTCGGTTGTTGGCGAGATGCCGCTTCCATTCCGCTCGCCGTCTGCAATGCTCTGCATACATCGGGTTATCGTCGCCAGCTTGCTCGGCTCGCACGTCATCCAGGGCCGCCTCGGCTCGGAGCCGCTGGGCTTCAAGTCTTTGCTCAATCTCATAATCATTCATCGCCGCTCTCTCCTTAATCTCCAGATTTCCTCGACAATCGCGTCGATCTGCACATTCTCCCGGCCAGCAACGACCATCAGCAGATCGATCCGCCTGATCTCGCCGCCATGTACCTGGCTGTGGCACTCCCGGCACAAGGCCAGCAGGTTGATGCGGATGTCCAGCCGGGAGCCGCCGCCCATGCCCCGGCAGAATACGTGGTGCGGGTCCGGCCAGCAGCGTTTCCCGCACCACTCACAAGACTGGTAGCGGCGGAACTCGGCGAGCAAGTCCTCATTGACGATTCGCACTACTTCTCCGGCTCCGTGAGGATGCGGCTGCCGTCCAGCGTGACCCGCGTTGTCGGCTTCATCTCGGCAAATCCGGGCAACAAGGTTGCTTCTCTGCTGATCGCTTGACCGAGATGCTTCACGTTGAGGAAGTGCAGAGCCAGGCCCTTCATCTCCTGCGGCACTTCGTTCAGAATCCGGTCAAGCTGGCCGATTGCCCGCAGTAGTGGGTCCATCGGCTTTACCGGCTTTTTGGGTTTGGGCTCGGGTTGCTTCGCCATTGGTCGTCTCCGTGGGTTTGGGTTGCAGGTCGCGGTACATCGCGGCCAGTAGTGCCTCTACCTGATTCGGGATCTCGTAGACTCGCGCGGCTTTGGCCAGGGGTCCGTCTCGCTGGTCCGAGACGGCACCGTAAAGAGCCAGGCCAGCCAGCTTGGTTCGCCAGCGGCGAATGAAGTCTTCAAGGGTCATTGCCGCTCCTTGAGGATTGCGATAATCCGCTCTCGGTGGAACTTGAGGACTGCCCGCAGCGGCCCGAGCTTCTCAATGGGGTATCCATTACGTGTCAGAAGGGGCTGACCATCCTTGAGGTTGATCTCCATGCCCCGGTCTTTCACAATGGCCAAGACTTGAGCCGTCGTCATTTTCCACTCGCCTCTCTCTTGAGCTTGGCAATCACTCCCCGGACCTGTGCTATGGTCAGATTTTTTGCATCTTCCCATCGCCAGGGTTTCTTTATAAGCTGAGAAAGATACATAACTAATCCGGCTTGTTTCCTGGAGCATAGCTCCTTGGCGGCCTTGCCGTTTCCGTTCTGCTTCGGCCGATACTGCTTCGTGAAGGGGTCAATCTCTTGAGTTTGATATTCCACCTTGTCGGCCTTGATCTCCTTCCGCCGCTCCTGTTCGTCTTCCCACAATAGCAATTCCGCTTTGGCCCGCTGCAAGGCTTCCTCAAGATCGACCTGTCTGCCCTCTTCCTTCATGGTCTTCTTTGCATAGTCCCGCGTCTCGGGATCATGCTTCCCGCCCAGAACATCCGCCGCCTGAATAATCTGATGTTTGCCAGCATTACCCGCGAAGTCGATAACGCTCATGAACGGCTTGCCGCTCATGCCGATGGCGGTCCGCCTATCGTCAGCTTTCTCGATGCCATCCACGATGCCAGGAAGCGGACGGGTTCCCCGGCCAAGTACCTGCATATAAAGGCTGGTACTCTTCGTCGGCCTGCCCATGACGATTACTGAGGTACTAGGCGCGTCGAAGCCTTCCAGGAACAAAGCACAGTTGAGAAGGTGTTGAATCTTCCCCGCTTTATACTGATCCACCTTCTCGCGCCGTTCTTCCTTGGGCGTGTCGCCAGACAGGAAGGCGACTCCATTTGTCTGATATCTGGAAAGGACTGCACCCGTTGCCCTCGCATGGGCAACACTCACACAAAACCAAAGGGCCTGCCGGTCCCCGATCAGCTCGATTGCCGAAGCACACATTGCATGGAGCGGCTTTTCATCCGTCAGGATCTTCTCCAGGTCCGCCTGATTGAAGTCTTCCGCCACGGTCCGCGCCCGGCTGAAATCCAGGTCCTCTACCTTGACAACAGTTTGCTTGATCGGCACAAGCCAGCCATCGTCAATTGCTGGCTCGATGCCATACTGGTAAGCCACCGATTCGCAGACCGGCTCCAGGGCCACCTGATCGCCACGCTTCGGAGTAGCCGTGACGAAGAGCCGCTTTGCCGATGCGAAATAGTCGAGCACTTCCCGATAGGTGACGGCGACCGCATGATGTCCTTCATCAATAACCACCAGTGAGAAATGATCGGGATGGTATCGGTGTCTGCGGTTCGCTCTCGCCAATGTTTGAATGCTCGCAATCGTTACCTTCGTTCCATAGAGGGCGTCATCCGCTTTCTCCTTGCCCATCTCGATTGCAACCGTTGTTTCCGCGATCATCTGAATCTTCTCTGCTGCCTGGCGGATCAATTCATCCCGGTGAGCAATGACCAGAACACGTCCCGGCCAGTCCCGCGCGATATGGGCGAACAGCACCGTCTTGCCGAGGCCCGTGGCCATCTCCACAAGCGTCGAACGCTTGAGCGCCAGAATCGAATCGACGGCATGGAGGGCGTCCTTCTGATATGGCCGTAGCTTCATCATGACAGTCTCGCCTTCACCTTTTCATCCACATCCCGCCAGGTCATTTTCGAGATCCAGCCGGCCCCATTGCATTTGGAGCATTCCTTTGGATTCTTCGCCTTGCACCACGGGCAGACCGAATAGGGCCGCGTCCCGTTGAGATGCCGCTTCAATTCGTTGAGGGCCTCGATCCTGTGGCTGATCGTATCGCCCACCTTGTGGGCATTGGTCCATCGTCCGAGCTGCTCACCGCCGGGAATCCTCACCATTTCATCGATGCCCTTTTGAAGCTGTTGGCAGAGGGAATCCAGGGCCTTGAACTTGGGGAGATTGACGAAGGCTTCCCGGCATCCTTCCGGCACGACATGGCCTTCTTCGTCCGTGATAACGCTCTCATCGGCATCGCTCGGCTCGGGAGGCTTCTTGCGTTCCTCTTTCAGACGCTTGCACTCTTCGCAATTCTTCGTCTTGCCCACGCGGTTGCAGCGCGGGCAGAGGCTCGGGTCTGCGGCTTGCTGGATCACCTGGGCCTTTGTCTGGCCCGAAGTCCCGTTCAGAATCTGCTCTTTCTTCTCGGGGTCTTTCTCGCCTATTTTGTCTACGGCTTGGGCAAATTCGGCATCTCGCTCAATTGTCCTCTCAGATACGTGATATTTTTTCCCCAGTTTTTCCGAGGTTTGCCCCGAAACTACGTCATTTTGACGTAGTTTTCCTGCACCCTCCGATGTCTCTTGTTTTGGCCTACCTTCGATCTTCTTTTCCAGGTGATATGCCTGTCCTCGCAGATAAGAAAATTGCTCCGGGGTAAGATTGCGGCGAGCCAATTGGTTGTCAAAAACCCATCGCAAAGCGCCTTCGTAATCGGCTACCTCAACAATCCGCGTTGAATATTTGATTCCCCGAGCATCGGCGATTTTTTTACGATGATGTCCATCCCCGAGGTATCGCTTGCCGTCCCATTCGAGCAACACCAAATCGTCAATATGGCCACTTTGCAAGATGAGGATATCGAGCTGATCAGCTTCCTCTTGAGTTTGCTTGGGCAGAAATGACTCGATACCCTTGTGAATCTCAAAATCGTGCTTCACTTCTTTTCCTCCCATGGAAAAGAAAAGACCCTGATGCCTTCCCCGCAGAAGTCCCGTAATGCGGCCAGCACCAGCATAGCATTGGGGTCAGGGAAGGCTTCAGAGTCTCTATTTCTATCTTACGGTTTATGGTGCTGTTTAAGATGCGGCTTCTGACCGCGGACCGGATATTAACCGAATCCTCTCACCGAATGCAAGCCTAAACCCGGCTTCCGCATCGGCTGCACCGATAGCGGCCTGCGGTCCCCGCCGCCATGAGCACCCAGACAATCCCCCATATTCCGCCTGTGCAGATTGTCAGGATCAAGTGAAAGATATGGTTCACCTGATTCTTGATCGCGAGCACCTTCCGCTCGCAATGGGTACAAAACGATCCTGTTTGCTGAACAGCCACCGAAAGACCTCCGAAAAAAAGGAAAAGGGATCTAATGCTTTGAATGGTTCAGCTTGCCGAGCAAGTCGCCAAGCTGATCATACCTGGCAAGGAATAGTCCCAGGGCCGCTCGCAGCAGCTCCGTGTATTCCCCGGGAACCACGCGGATCAGCAGCGGCGGCAGACCTGGGCAATAGGAGAGAAAGTCAGCCCACTTCCGGCCGGTCACTACAAGCTGACCGTGGACCTGGGGCCCATATTCCGAGGGAAGAACCCCGGCCAGCAGATACTTGACGTGGACCGCTGGCGATGGGTTCTTCAGCTCCAGGAGTCCGTCTTCGCCAACAAGACCATCTGGCGAGCAGCACAGGCGCCCGTCATCGCTGATGCAGAGGCCGACTTGCTTGACGTCGCAGCTCCGCTCCAGCTCGTAGAACTTCCTGGATTCCGGCTCCGCGCTGAGCCCATGCCTCATGGCGGCAGTCGCAAACTCATTCTTCCTGGGATAGTACAGGTCGTACTTGTCTCCCAGGAGCCGGCAGATATACCCATCCGCCTGAGCGGAAAGCTTGCCAGTGGGCGTGAGAATGCTGTCGAAGTCCGAGGCCGAGGGCAGGGCCCGGTGAAGCTTCCACCATTCATCGCTGTACTGATCGCACCAAAACGGCTTCATGGTACATCCTCCGCTTTGAGATTAATGGGCATGAGGACGCCGACAAACGACGGGACGGTCTCGCCTGGAGAAACGCTGCTCTCGGGAGCCTTTGACCGAACGCAAATCACCTTGTCTGGCTCTCGAAGCTCCAGAGTGACGTAGCTCCAAGATCCTGCAACCTTCTGAGCGGCCCAAAGAAGCTTGGCGAGCTTCTTTCCATCGACCTTCACCCAGGCCAGCGGAGGGCTTGTCGGCAGAACCTCCTCAAGCGGCGGGAATCTATTCGGCTCGGCAATGCCGATCTTGCCCGTGACCACAGCTCCATACTTTCCATTCGTTGATCGGACAGAGAAAGAGCCATCTTCATTAAGCGTGAATCTGACTCCGTAAATGTCATTGAATTTGACTGATCCATCCGGGTCTTGTTCGGCAAGAGGCGCAATCGCCCGGATCGCATCCGGCAACACCAAGTATTCCCCAGGCTTCAGCTTGGACGGTTCGTGTTTGCTCATGGATTCATTGCCTCCTTGACCCATTTCAGGGCCTCGCGCGTTGCCCGGTCATGACCGTAACTGGCGCCTTCCGCGAAGGCTTCCAGCCAGAGAGGCCGCAAGTGGCTATCGTCGATTCCCGTCTGATTGGACGGGTTCTCTCTGACCCACTTGAGCCAGGCCACCTTTGCTGCTTCTTCCAATGGATTCACTTCTTCGCCGCCTTTCTCCTCAAGAAATCCATCGCCTTCGCAAAGCTTGTCAGGGGCATCTGGTCGAGCGATGAAATGTTTGCCCATGAGAGGAATCGCCCCAGGTCCGTTCCGGTCTTCTCGATCAAATCGTTTAGCTCGCCGATCTGGTCCCCAGTGATGACCGCCGCCGCTGCCTGCCCGTCGTCATCTTCATCGGTCTCAGCCAGCGCAAAGATCCCCTTGCAGAGATACCGCTTCGCGTAGCTCAGCGTCGAGCCCGTGGCCTGAATCGGTGTCTTGTTCGTCGTTCCCTTGGCGCCGGCAAGGTCCAGGGCGAAGTCTCCCCGATGCCGACGCGTGCAGCCGCCTCGGTGCATCACATCGGCATAGACCCGGATCAAGCCTTCCTTGGCCGTTCCCGGCTCTTCCCCGAAGGACAGGCTGAATCCGTGCCGCGTGTAAATGGGACGGATTGCCGCGTTGAGGGATTCGTAGGTTGCGTAAGTAGAGCTGGTATGCATGTTCTTCCGGTCCTTGACAATCGACGGCATCTCGGCTTGGCATTCATTCATCGCAAGGTTGTAAGCCTCTTCTGCCCGGGTCCGCTCCCACCGCTCTTGAAGTGCCAAGAGCTTGTCCAGCCGATCAGGATCGCAGCCGCGGTCAATGGCGAGCTGCAACAGGCTGAGCGGGTCGGCTCGCTTGACTTCCAGGGATTGAGCTTCGGTTGTCATTTCTCTGTTGAACCGCCTTCCTGGGAGAGCACCACGCGGAAAGGATGTCCGGTGCAATTGTTCGTCTGCTTCCATAGTGCCGCGGCCCATTCCGCACCGCTTTCACTGATGAAGCCCTTTTCAAGCGTAATCCAGTGCCCCGCCCAGCGGATTTGAATTTCCCACATTGCAACACCCTCCCAGTTAAAGATGAATCGAGCATCCCGCCCGGCATCCGAGCCGAGCGGGTATGCTCTTCCCCTCTCTTCGGACACCGTGATTATATTCCGCCCGGAACAAAAATAGCAAGAGGAAAATTAGCCGGCCTTCCGCGAGCCGCGCGGACGGCCCCGGCCCGGCTTGCGTTTCAGATTCTTGAGGGATGACACCGGCAGGAGCCAGTAGCCGAAGGGATCTCGAAAGGCTCCTGGCACAAGATCAGCCCGGCAATATTGAGTGACTCGCTGCCGAGTGAGATTGACTCGGCGACCAGCTTCGGATGCTGAAAGTGACTTCATAAGCCGATTGTATTTATTCCGGTCCCCGTGAATCAATGGCTCTTCGTCTTCTTGCTTTTGTGAACCACCGCCAGCAGAGCATCAGCCAGCTTGTCCGCTCGCTTCGCAATGTCGGTGAGGTGCTCCTGCCATCTGGCTTGACAGCCAACCAGCGCCTTCTCGATCCACGCCACGGCATCGCGGGCCGCCTGCCTGGCCACGGTCTTGGGATGCGGCTCCTTGTATCCCTTCTGAGCCTTCTGGATCACCTCGCGGATCTTCGCCGCCGTGGGCTTCCCATTCCCCTCTTTGGCCTTCCGCATCACCTCCGCCCGCTCCTCTTCCGGCACCGTGCCCAGCTCCCTGGCCTGCCGCTCATTTTCAGGCTTGTCACCCATTGGGAGACTTCTCGCCACTTCTGCCGATGTCAGAAGCCGGAAAGCGTGAGCCTTGCTCATACCCCAGGTCTCCCGGCAGTAATCCTCGAACCGCGTAAATAGCTTGCCCGTTTCCTTGCTGACTTTGCCTTGATATAAGTCCCGATCCCGGATCTCCAGCAATGCCCGGCCGCACCGCTCAAAATCGCTCAAGGTCTCATTGACCACTACCTCCAGGCTCTCCAGGTCCCGGTGTTCATCAGGCGTCAGCACTTTCATTGCCTTGGTCATTGTCTCCTCACTATTCCCTGTTTGTTGCGGCGACCATTCCGCAGGTTGCTCGCCTGCTCTCCTTCTCGGATTCTATCATCCGTCGGCTGGGATAAGCAGAGATCGGCTGGATGGAATAGCGGCAGCCGCTGCGAGGCCCGGCTTCTCAGTCGCCTGATCCGGTCATCATGGCTCAGAGCCTGATCCGGCATGGCCTCGCCATCTGCCCCATGCCACTCCCTGGGATAGGCTGTCTGCCCCAATACCGCCAGGTCCTCGGCGGTCAGAACATCCCCCGGGAGCCTCAAGACGTGCTTGCAGGGAGGAAACCAGAGATGCTCGCAAGCTTCCCCCCGCTGCCGCTGCTCGCAGCCGGGATGCCCGTTGCCTTCGCAAGAATAGCGTGGAACAGCTCGGCAGCCGCATCGAGGGATCTCTGCCCTCTTGAGGAGCCGGCGGGCCTCCTGAGCGGCTTCCTGTTCTTCTGAGAGGGGTTTTTTACTCATTGCACCATAAACCGAGTGTCTTATAATCGGGTTTATGGTGGATGCCAAGACTGGGCCCCGGAGCCGGTGCTAGCAAGACCCCGGCCCGGGGCCTCTGGATTTGATGGGACCAATCTTATGAGAAATGCCGCTCCAGAAGCCACTCGGGAACAAAGCTACGTCCGACTCAGCTCCCAGCCCTCCTATCTCAGAACCTTCCAAGACATTCGGCTCCTCCTGGGAATCCTTGTCATCCAGGGAGCCCTCGGGCTTGTTCTGCTGTTCTGGATTGCGAGAAGGCTGAGCGGTTATTAGTGCATTCCCGGCGCGATGCCCTCACAATCGATGCATAGGGCCTCAAGGTCCTGATTCCATTCCCCCCCGAGCCGATCCTTGCAGAGATGGTAAACCGTCACCCAGCGCATCTGGCCGCAGCGGGAGCAATGCCAGCCGATGCTCATGAGGAATTGATTCCGGCGACGAATCCAATGGCGGGTCTTTAGGTATTCCGTGAAGGGAAGCTTGGCATACGCTTTCGCCTGTTCCTCAGAGGGATCAGAGTATAAGTGTCCTCTGGCGGAGAATGTCTTTTTGTTTCGCTGGCTGAAGTTTTGACTCTTCTGCCTCCAAAGCCTCTTCCACATTTCAATTCGTCGTCTGGACATTGATACGACCTCCGGCAAAATGCCATATCGCTTCAAGGCGCATCGAATCCCTTCCCTCTGACTGCATCCCTACGGAAGCCGTCGAGCGGTGCCTGCTTCGTTGTCCGCCATCGCTGACCGTGGCTTGCGGGACAGGGGAGAAGACTTATCCGAGCCCTTTGTCTGATGCAGGCGAGCGTCCGCTCGCGGGAGGACCGGGACGTAGGGATTCAACGCAGGATCAACTACCTGCCCGTTGCCCGGACAAAAAACCAATCCATTGATTCCAAAGGCTCTTTCATCTTCTCACTCGTGGGCGAAACAGCCTCTAGCCGTCAAAGCCAAGCTGCATAACACTGTCCCCCGGTGACGTTAAAAACCGGGACCAATCGACTGGTCAGGGGATTTCTTTTGCTGACCGGCTAGCACCCCCAAAGAACCGGCTGGGCTGACGGACTGTCAAGATTGGATGAAAGAGATTCACGAAGGACAGGCAGAAGTGTAAAATTACTGCGGGTCCTGGGTGAGTCTGTGTCATCCAGGGTCCAGCCGTCCCATTATGGGTGCAGCCGGGCCAGCCGCAGACTTCATTCTGCGGCTGTGCTCGTTTCTAGTCTTTCGGCATGGCCGCTGTCAAATCAAAACCATGACCAGAAGAAGAAAGCACCTCCGCCCCAAGCCAAGAGCCACGGGCGGATTTCGTCCAGAATGTCGAGAAGCTTATCGACCATCTTTACCTCCCGATGAATGCAGCCTCACTTTTCTGACGTCGCTGAAGGCCCTGGCGAGCCGCTCGCCAAAGGGACCTCGGCCTCGGGGAGCTTCCCGGTCACCTTGTCCCGAATCCATTCCGCGAAAATCTCGATGACAATCGGGCCGGGATGCCCCTTCAGATATTCCTCGACTAGCTGCTTGCCGCTCATCTGGCGTCGTCCTTTCTGAAAGAGTGCCCCGATTCCTCACCCTTCGGGGCCAGAGGGGCGGTGGCAAGCTCGGCCACTCATGAGGGGAGATGGCTTGAGCGTGTCTGAGGCTTCAAAAGCCCCGCCCCTCCATCTGGCCCGTAGGGAGGAAATGGATTTCCCAGGCACAGCAAGGTCAAAGTGCCATTGGCCGATGGTCTAGGGCGGAGCGTCAAGGTCATGGTCCGCAGCTCCGGCTAGCGTTATGTGGGTTTGTGCTTGTCATGCTGCCGGGCTACCGCGGACCTGAAAGCATTTTATCCAACAACGTTAGAATGGAACCGTCTTCGATCATCTCCGGCGTGGCCCGGATTACCCGCCAGCCCATCTCCGCCGCCGCGTTGTACTTTTCTATGTCGGCGATAAAACCCTTCGGTCGGACGTGCCTGCCTCTGGTCCATACTCCGCCCTCGATCTCCAGGGCCACTTCTGACAAGGCCCAGGCGTAGTCAAAGGCCCACCTCCGGCCATAGCAAAAACGGTATTCACGGCAGGGCTCGGGCAGACCAGCCGCCACGAATACCGGCCTGAGATCAACGCTCTTCGTCCGAGAACTTGACTTGCACGGCATGAGTCGGATCCCCCATGATGCCAGCGTAAAAATCCCTGAATAGCCGCCGCGTGGTCTCCCGGTCGAAAGGCTCCTTCGTCAATCTCTCCGGCACCTCGGCCAGCACTTGATCGCCGTGGCGATTCTTGAAGACGACGTTCGCCGTGAGCGTGAGCATGGGTTGCCTCCATTCGATTTAATCCCAGGGCGACTTGCGGCCCGTCAAGCGGCAGAATAGCCAAATTCCCGCAAAAAGAACAGCCAGAACAAGGCCAGCCTCGATCATGCTCATCTCGCAAAAGCCTGGACGAAGAGAAAGCAGGCAAGGCCAATAAGGACCGCCAGGAGCCCAAGGGCCAAGAGGAATGCCAGGACGGCCGCCTCGGGCTTGAGATCAGGTATTGGCATTAGTAGCCGTTCGCCGTGAGCCAGGCATCGACCATCGCATTGATAGCTGACAGAATCGCGGTAAAGATCGGGTTGTTGATCTTCCCCTCAATGAACTTGAATGCAGCATCAACAGCTTGGCGAACGGTCTCCCCGGCGATAGGCGGATTTGCCAAGAAGTACAGATCGACCATTCGCTGAATGGCCTGGAGGAACAGCCGAAGGAGCAGGCCAGACTTTGCCTCCAAAGCGGCAAACATGGCATCGACGATCTGCTGGACGGTTTGCCCCGGGCCAGGATTGGGATTCGGATTCGGCGCGGCCGGATTGATGGTCATGCTCAAGGTGACACCTGCCTTTGTGTTGACGGAATCAAGAACGGAAATAACCACGGAGAATGAGCCAGGGACAGTCGGCGTCCCGGTGATAAACCCGGAAGCCGCAAGCGACAAACCAAATGGGAGATTGGAAGCCGTCCAGGAATAGGGCGGAACCCCACCGCTCGCCGATAGGCTTGCAGCCCCGGCGTAGGGTTGGTTGACAATTCCCGATGGAAGGCTGGTCGTTATGATTTTGAGAGGAGGGATCGGCTGCGGATTGGGATTGGGATTCGGCGGAGACGTCGGCGGATAAACCGGCACTGGAGCCCCGAACGGATTATCCGACCGAATCGCGCCGGGAGCCCCTACCAGCCGGCAAGCTGCTTGAAATGCCGTAAAGGCTCCGCTCTTTGGTCTTCCGGTGAGAGTCTGATAGTTGGAGGCAAGGCTGCCGTCCGGCTCGCCAGCCTGGATGATCTGGTCAATCGAGAAGCCGAGAAAGAGCATCCAGTAGAGGTAGAGCACCGAGCAGCCAATCGACGGGTAATCCTGATCGGTACCTTGGTCCCGGCTAATCCAGTCCATCCCATCCCAGCTCGGCCCGCTCATGTAGGTCGAGAGCGCTCCATCAGGGCCACCGCTGACGATCTCAGCAAGGACGCGGCTCAGCCCTTCCCCGCCTGAACCGCCGCAATTCCATCCTTTTCCTTGAAGCCCCATGTACGATTCGCTTACTTCAGCCATGACCAGCCCGAAGTAGGCTCCGCCTGGGGATGTTGAAGGCGAAGCTGGTACGGTCCCCTCATTGGTCTCATACCAGTCAGAGAATCCCTGCCCTTGGGAGTTGAATCCACAGCCGTAGTGATAGGCTCCACCACCTACCTTGCTGCTGAATAGGATATTCCCGCCGCCGCCCTTGATCTGGAATAGCTGGTCGCACCACGCCATGAGCGTCTCGATTCGGGCCAGCGTATCTGCGGCCATGCCCTTAGCATTGGCATCGGCTGGGTCATAGTAGATTGAGACCGGCTTGCCGTCCTGGCCGGTCCAGGTTGAATTGCCGAGCAATGTTGCCGGAACGTCGAAGCCGACCGCGCTGGCCAACTTACCGCTTCTGGCCCTGACGATATGTTGCGAGTGCGCCTCTTGTCCCGGTTTGAGTAGGACTCTCATGTGACACCCCTTTGAATGAGTTAGCGGACGTGAATATGCATGTACCTTCTCCCATCTCGCCCAATGGCAATCCCCGCGCCGGCATAGGTCCAGCTTTCATAGGTGCAACAAGAACCCCAGCCCAAGCTTGGCTCCCAGGCCGCACAGCCGGCAGCCGTGGCCGAAGTGCCGCTCGGGACGAAGGAGAAGTCATTCGAGGTATGGCCGGCAATCAGCCGCGCGGCCCGATATTCCGCTGCTGCCTGAGCTGCAGCCATGAGGCCATCATCCCTGATGAACGGAGCCAGTCCTCGGCTGGCCCTGGCTGCGTTGACTTCGGCGAGAGCATCCGACTTGGGCGGCGGGGCCTTCGGCGGCGTGACCCGCTCGCCCCAGGTGTCAGCCTTGGCATCGTAAAGCCGGAAGTATTTCCCCTTGTAGTGCCAATTGCCGATCTGCTTGCCGTCCTTGTACAGAGCGACCTGATCATCTTTGTCGGTCGGAATCCATCGGTAATCGGCGTGAAGCGGGGCGACGAAGAGAAGGGCAATTGCAAGAGCGGTCATTCGCATCATTCCTCCCCTGAAAAACTCCCCGGAGCACCTGACATTTCACCCCGGGGAGTCCCTAATGGAGATGGCGCAACAAGCATCCATCTCCACCGGCGCACTACCATCCATGCTACCAGCCTCTGAATCGTCTCCCGCCGAAGAGCCCTCGGCGGCCGATGTTCACATTCACGCCAGGCGCGAAGACCCCGACGCCACCAAAGCCACGGCGGAAGAACCGGCGGCCACCAAAGACATTCACGTTGACCCCACCGCCGAAGCCGAAGCCAGGGCTGATAAAGCCACCGTTGACCGGCAGAGTCGTGAAGCCGCCGCTGAACCCATTGAAGCCGTTGAAGCCGTAGCCGCCGAAGCTGGAGAAGCCGAAGCTCTGCTCGAATACGGGGAACGTGGCGAATTGAACGGGAGCGATCTCGATCTGCGGCACCACGGCGAAGCTTACCGCCGGAGCCACAGCGAAAGAGCGAATGCCGACGAAGCTGCACGCTTGGGACAGCGGGGCGATTGTAAGAGCCAGAACACTTGCGAGCAAGTAACGCATGGGAGCCTCCTTTTGGGATTGGTTTGTTATTTCTTCTTCGAGTCTTTGGGCGAGGGAAGCTGCTCGGCCTTGGGCTTGTCTGCTGGCGTCACAATCACCGCCGGGCCGCAGCAGACTACCGGAGCGGGGCAGCAAGAGCCGCCTCGATGTCGATGCCCTCGGTGAAGTCGGCCACCTCCGCAGCGGCCCCTTCGACCACCTCTCCCACCTCGGCACCGAGCCTCGGCAACGTCAGCGGCGAGCATGAGAAGAATCAGAGCGATGACGGCATACACGGTCTTCATGACGGTCCTCCTTTACTTCTTCTTTGGGGCGAGTCCGAATTGCTCACTGAGTCCCTGGAACACTGCATCCGCTTCCTGATCGGTGAGCGGGCCGATTTCCGCTCCATTCGGTCCTTCCCGATTCGGGCGCTTGGGCATCTGATTCCGAATAATCTTGCTGCTCATGCTCAGAGCCGCCTTGGCGTCCAGCGTAGCTGCAAGCTGATTCGGAGCCGAAAAGATCACGAAGCCATTGGATTTCTGAGGGGCATCCTTAGCATTGTGGCAAGCATAACAGGATCTGTTGAGAATGCCGATCCACGCCTGGCCATTGGCCGGCTGCGGCGGCGGAAGCTTCTCGGGTCCTGCCATGGCCTCCAGCCGCTTTGCGATCAGGCCGATGCGGATCTCGATCGCCGTCAGCCGCTCCTCGCAAGTCAGGGCCCTCGGCACGATAGCTGCCGGAGCCGCAGCAATCGCCTGCTGTACCGTGGTCTGCGATGAATAGCTGATGTTCGGCGGAGCCACGTTGATCGCTGGGCTGTAGACCTGCGGGGCATAAGTGACCGAATACGTCGGCACTTGCACCGCGATTGTCTGGACCACCGGCACCGCCACAGCCGCAACCACGGCGGCGACTTCCTTCACCACCTTGACCCGCTGCACCACTATCGGCGCATTGCAGCGCGAGCGGCATGAGCGGCGACGGAAGAAAGCTTCGCTATCTGGAATGAAGCACAGACCGAGAAGAATGACGCACACGACACCGGCAAGCTTCTTCATGTAGACACCTCTTTACTTGTTAATGAGTCCCTTGATTACAAGCTGAGCCACGGGATAAGCTTCCAGCCATTGTTCCCGTGGAATGCCTTCCTGATCCTTCTCGGGTCGCAAATACATCGAGAGCACGGTATCGCTCGCCCCGGTCGCCCCATTATACCCGAAGAGGGCCTTGCGGAAAGTTTCCTTACTGACTCCCAATTCTCGGGCCGCTGCTTCCAGGTCGAGCGGCGTGTCGGCGTAACGCATCCAGGCTTGCCCGAACAGCCTGGCATTGCTCTGCGGGTCCAGGCCGTTGCATTCGTAAACCGCCGTCGCGTGGCGGAGCCGGTCTGCGGCCAGGAACGGGTCGATCAATCGAAGATACTGGCTTTTCAAGACCTTCAGCCTGGCGTAATCGGGACTCTGGAGAGCCAGGGGCGGCCTCACAAGATTCCGCACCCAGCCATGTATGTTTTGCAATCCGGCCTTCGAATGGCAGCGGATGCAGCTCAGGGGAACGTTGATCCGGCCATCATTCGAGGTCGAAGTATGGTCGAAGCCGACGAAATCCGGCGCGTTGTCCTGAAGCTCGCCCTTGCTATTCCACAAGGCCATTGCCCAGAGACCGTTCGGCAGGTGCGCAAATACCTCCGAGGCATCGTACTTAAATTTTCCGTTCAATATCCGTAATGGGTTCCGATCCTCCACTGCCAGCCGATTGTCGAACGTTCGCCAGTAGCCGCCGCCCACCTTCTCAATTCGTTCGATCCGCCGCGATTGCCTAGCAATCCCGCTGATCGCCACAGCTTCCCGCAGCTCCCGCAGAAACTTGGGATTGGTCTTTGCATTGTGGCCGATCAGCTTCTCGAAAGACTTCTGATCCTTCACGCCGAGAAACTGGTAATAACCGGGGTTGTTAACGTCCCGCTCAGTCTGGATAGCCGTGCGATAGAAAAACCATTCCCCGGTCAAGATGGGGCTCTGGCTCGCAGTTCCCTGGATCAAAGCTCTGATCTCCCGTTCCGGCAGCCACGGAGCTGCGGAGATCGCCGGCAGTCGAATCCGCTTGGCTTGCCACTCGGCCTCGGAAAACCATCGCTCCCCATCTGAAAACCAGAGCGTCCCGTCGCGCTTCGTGAAAGTCCGCTCTGGCTTGGGACTGACGAAGCGAGCTTCCCCGGTCAGCTTCACGTGAAAGTACGGATCGCCCTCGCCAAGCTTCTCCCATACTGTCCTATCCCATGCGTAATCGACCACGTTGAGCCGGAGCAGATCAGGAGCCACCACCGCAAGCTGCTGGATGTCAGGCTCGGAGGAAAGCTGATTGACGTGGAAATTGAGGACCTTGAGCCAGTCCTTGCGATCCTTCTCGGGAGACGAAAGCCAGAGGTAGCGGATCAGTGGCCGAATATCGGCCGGGAGCCTGGCAAGGTCGGCTGCGGCGCGAGAAACCGCGCTGTCCGGCGCGGGTACTGCTGGGGTGTCACCGGCAGCCCCTCGGACCGCCGGCAGCGCGGTAAATATCCACACAATGACACCCCACATCCGCATTCTCGTGACACCCCGAGACAGCGTTTATCCTCTCTTGCTATCCCCTCCCGATTCCTTGGCAAGGTCTTTCCCGTCGTGTTGTTTTGCTATGGCGTGCTCCATGATAGCGGTCTGCCGCTCCAGAGCCAGAATGCTCCTCTCCTGCACGTTGACTGTCGCATCATGCCGCTTGCCAAACTCGATCCGGTCGAGGCGGGATTGCTCCAGGTAGGCAGACAGGCTCTTGCTGTGCTGTTCCATGCACTCCTTTTGGCTTGCTCGCATCTGTTCATCGTGAGTCTTTTGCATGACTGACATTTGCTCGGCGTGTCGCTTCGAGCCGGCTTCCCGGGCCGCTCGCTCTGCTTGCCGCTCCTCCGCATAGCTGGCCCGCTCATCAGCCAAAAGCTTCTCGCGCTTGTCCGCGGCTTCGTGCATTCGCCGCATCAGCTTGGGAATCCACCATGCCAGGAAGCCGGCCAGAAATGCCAGGATACCCACGGCACCGCCTTGCAGGATCACATTGAGCCATGATGCGGCCATGTCGTTCTCCATTTGGTTTGAAGCGACTAGCCACATCTCATGAGCCTCCAGGGCCTGGCTAGGGACGTTTGGGGATGAACAGAGCCCGCCTGCGCGTGCATCCCGGTCTTGGGGATGCCAGATAATAGACAGCCGCCGTGATGCGCGGCGGCGCATCATCGGCCACCATCGCTGTTCCGTGGTAAGCCAAATCGCTCGACTCCCACAAGACTATCCTACCGGCCTTCGGGAACACCACCTTGAGCGGATTGCCCAGCGGGTCGCAGAGCTGAAAAGCCCCGCCCCATCGCTCTAGCCAGCCACGAGTGAGGAATGCAATCAGGTTGATTCGCCGCTCAAGACCACACTCATGAAGGGAATAATCGAGATGAGGCTGGAGATAGCCGCCCGGGTCCGTCACATGAATGCCGGCCCCATGCATGGTCTTGTCCGCCATCAGGTTCTCAATCCCAGTGATCTGCCGGAGCCGCTCGCTCATGAATGGCCCGGTGAGCATCTCCAGAACAGTCGCGCACGCTTGCGGAAGCTCGGCCCTGGCAGTTCGCTTGTGGGCCTCAAGGTCATTGTCGTATCGAACCCAGCCGGTCCAGGATTCGGCAGGAGTAAGCCGGCCAGCGTTGAGCATCCGGCCCTGCAACATGGGCTCGGCCTCACAAATCCAGTGACGGAATGGATGCTCCGAGGCCTCAAGAACCGCCAGGCTCATTCTTGACTACCTCAAACCAGTAATGGATTTCATGGGATGTATCGGGGATGAACCGCATGATCTGTTCATCGGACATGCCGAGCTTCGCCCCGAAGAAAGGCCGCACTTCATCGAGCCATTTCTCAGGCTGGTATTTGACCTTCGTGAGCTTGAACTTCTTCCCCGATTTGCCCCAGATCCAATAGATATCCCAGCGCTCGACCAGCATCGGCGAGATTGTCTGAGTGTGGCCGGCGCCCATCGCACAGCAGAAGAGCCAATGAGGAGCACGGAGGTAGACCGTCGCCCCGATCTCGCAGACTCGGGCCAGCTCGCGCAGCAAGGGCCAGTAGTCATGGAGGTGTTCGAGGACGTGGCAAGCGTAGACCTCGGAGACGGAATCATCTCCCCAGGGCAAGACAAGATCGGGCAGCATGGCTCCATGGCCTGTCGCCCATGGGCAGCCTTCCAGGTTCAGCTTGAAATCGATCAGAGGGGAATCGCCCCAATCGACATTGAGGAAACCCTCTGCTTTCTTGTGGGGATTGCTCCCGCCACCGATCTCAAGCTTGAGTCCGCTCCCCGGCATGTTGCTGCTCCCAGGCTCCCCACTCGGGCAGAACCGTTGTTCGCCAGTAATCGTGATTGTAAAGGTCCATCGTCCCCGTTCGCTCATGGAAAAGACAGCCGGCTTCTTCGGGCTTGAAATGCAGTCCCGGCCACGCTTCCATGCCATACCAGTTATGGTCGATATGCCGCCAGTCCCGCGCGAAGATATGCTTCGCCCGGACCCAGAAGAATGTTCCCGAGAAGTGCCACGTCGAGCCACTGCCCAGGTCGGCGAAGTAGGTGCCGACTTTCTTGAAGGGCCCTGCAATCGGGAAAGCCTCCAGGGTCCGCTGCACCAATGGCCAATAATCCAGACACGTCTTGTAGCATGTCTCGGTCCACAGGGCCTGATGCCCCTCGGCATACTGCTGGCCCTTTGCCTGAGCGTAAAAGATTGCTTCTCGTCCCGATTGCGTCTCCAGCCGCGACCAGAGCGGCTCGAAGGTCTGCACTTCCCGCCGCATCCGATCATTGGGCAGGATCACGTAATCCGTCACCGCATCACCGAGGTATTCCTGCACTACCTCAGGATGATCGCTCCCTTGTCCATCGACGATGCCGACGATTCGCCGCCCGTTGAACAGGTCGATGCGTTTCAGGAGCTGATTGAGGTTCCACTGCCAGATGTTCCGTGCTTTCGGCCAGATATGGTAGAGAAGGTGACGAATCGGCGCGGCCGGGAAAGGATCGTTGCCCCGCTCCCAATCAAGGCAATCGGTGCATGATTGGATTCCCTGGATCTGCCCGGAAGGAACGCATACGCCATGCCTGGAACAGCCGAATACCTTGAGATGGATCGGCATCCCGGTTTTCCGCTGGCATGGCTCGCAGAGGGCCTTGTCGCCCGTGTAGGTCCCCCGGAAGCGGCAGGGCCAGTTGCGGTCGATCTGATCGAAGTGGACGCGATAGATCGGCTCGTTCCAGTATTTCCAGCAGATGTAGCAGCTCCCCGGCTTCATCGCGTCTTCGGCTGGAACTCCGCGGAGATGGATACCATCGTTCCCAGCATGTCGGCATGGACGTGGCAAAGTGAGATGCCCTTGGAACCGAGCGGAGCGGCCGGGGTCCTTCCTTCCTAACGACTATCACCCATCGTCGCCAGCCGCCCCGCTCATGGTGGAGACAAGAGTTCTTCAGCCCTGACTGGAGTCTCCTTTCTCAAGGGATTCTCCGGTGATAGCCGCCGGCAAGCTGCCCCTTCGCACCAATCTGTTTCGAAGCAGAGTCATCAGGTAGTCAGCGTGAAGTTTATATTATCCATGTTCGGAGTGCAAAAAGCCAAGGGGAAGCAGATGAAAAGCACGGACAGCGGCGAGCATGAACTTGTCGATTGCACGAAAGAGTTATTGCCGCCGAAGCCCTGGATGCCGAGAACCCACCTGCCATCGCCGCCGCAAGTAACAATAAACGTCGTGTTGCACGGCGGATTGCCGCACATGGGGCAGCCGTTCCCGTTGAACGTCCCGGCCCAGGCTTGCTGCACGGCCTGATAGGTGAGCGTGACGGTGCCAATGCATGCACAGCCGGTTGCCGTAAGGTGAAGAGTCTGCGGGATGGATGTTCCCGGGCAGCACTTTGTATTGACCCCGCCGCCCGCACCGCTGCCTGACCCCGAGACATTCCCGGGCAACGTGCAGCCCTGCAAGCAGCCTATGTAGGTCGTCACTCCATTGATGGTCTGATAGAGGTTGTAAGTGTTGCTGATCGAGTCGTAGATGAAAATGTACGTGACGTTGCTTGCCTGGCAGCATTGCGAGAAGATGAACAGCGTGCCTTGGCTGGCCGTGAATTCCCGATAGTTCCCCTCCACAATAGTTCCATCGGCGATGCCCGAGACCCCGGCAATCGTGACCCCGCCGAGTGTTCCCAGCTTTAGGCCGTCAATCCCGTTCATCTCATAGCCGGGATTGTGATTGATGCTTCCCGAGCGGCCGCCCGATTGGCCTGGAGCCGGTCCAGGGATCACGGAGAATTGCCGATAGCCGCTCGGATAAACCTCCTCGTAGGCGTAGAGCCCGGCTCCATAATCGGCGAGAAGGTGAGCGTAGAATTTCGGCTCGCGGTTATCGGTGATAAGCAGGCCGTCAGGTCCCCAGCTCATCCCGAGAGGCGGTTTGGCCGCGAAGCCTTGCATAGCTGCCTCTCAGGTTGAAGGCCGGAAGAGCGCGGCGAAATCAGCCGCCATGCCGTTCGAATCGTATTGATGAACCCCGGCGACGGTCAGAGGATAAGCGATGCCATCCACGGAGACCTCGCGGTAGCCGCTGTCTTCGGCCCAGTAGATCGTGTTCCAGCCCCGGATCGAGGCAAGCTGCGGCTTGGGATCGAAAAACTTGAAGTGGTACTCGACATCAACGATGCGGTCCCCGAATGCCGAGCGAATTGGGACGATCTTAGGCGTCATGCAAAGTAGAGTCCCCGGAGCACAGCCAGCAAAGGTCAGAGCATTGATGCGGCCCATGCTCAGGTCAATTGCTGGATTCACAAGATTGGGATTGTAAAGGAGCATTCCCACGGCGGCGATGGGGACCTGATGCCACGTCAGGAAGAGATCGGCGGCGGGAACAATCTTCCCCGGCTGGCCTGGAACGGGAGGCGTCCCGGTACGAACGATCTTGAAGGAGCCATAGGGAAGCGCCAGATATTCACCGCCTGGCTGAACGATCTTGGTGACATACCGTTGCAAGCTGCTTTCATCCGGCGTCGGATTTGGAATACCGGGAGCCGTGTAGGTCTGCAAGTGAGCATCGTCCAGGATATCGTAGGTGAGCGTTTCAAAGCGGATGGTTGTCAGGGAATACTTGTAGCGAGCCACTTTCATCGTCAGGTTCCCGACTCCGGCGAATTGAGCGATGATCCCATCATCCGGCTTGCCGAGCGGCTCGCTTCGCGGGATGGACGTGGCGAAGAGAAAATTCTTGTTGCTGCCGTTCGTCCATTCGGTATTCGGCATTGGCAGAACCCGGCTGATGTAGCCGCCGAGACCGCCAGCCGCCGGAACCAACGTCGGATAGCCGAGAATGTTTTGATAGGCCAGAGCCGCCCCGAGCCCGGTCGCAAGCTGGGTTCCGCGGTCATCCCACCTAATCAGGTAAGTGCGGTCGCATTGCGAAGCATTATTCCCGAAAGCCTCGGAAGGAGACCGGGGGGATTTGTACGTTTCCAGGTAGGTGAAGCCGTTGTACGTGGCCATGGGTCACACCTCCCAGGGCCATTTGAAAACGCGGCCTTTCGGCTCGACTTGATTTGCTTGCGGCCCTTCTCGCTTTGCCTTCTCCAGCTCGTATTGAAGGACGGCTTGCTGATAGGTCTTCCGGGCCAGGTCGAGCATTTCTTGCTTATATGGGTCCAGTCCGGCGGCGGCGATCTGCAAGCTCTTTTGGGCCTGATCGAAGGCCATGAAAGCCGGCTGCATTTCCTTTGGGCGTGGAGGCGGAAGGAATCGCTTGGCAGCAGCCCCGCGCGTCGCTCCACCCCTAGCCTTGAACTGCCGATCAATTGCTTCCTGAACCATCCTGCCGGGTGCAGTCAATTCTCCGGCTGGCGTCAGGAATTTACCAGCTTTGCGAAGGTCTGTTACTCCTTGTTCGAGGAACTCTCTTGCTCTTCGCTCGGCCGCTGCCTGGGTGTCAGCTCGTTCGATTCGACCGCTTTGCCTTGCCTCTTCGCCACGCGCTTCTTTTTCCTCAACTTCTTTGACCTCGGCAAGAATAGCTGCCCCGCGTGGCAATATCCTGATAATTGACTCAATGGCACTCTTGACGAATCCGAGGATGCTCTCGCCGAGCCACTTGATGCCGCTTACCACGAAGGTAAGGGCTTTCACCGCTCCGCTCAGGATCGGCACAAGACCGGCAATGACTTGAGCGATGATTTTGGCAACATCCATCAAAAGAGGCGATAATTCCTTGAGCATGTCGCCAATGGCCTTGCCGAGCGGTCGCAAGCCTTCCGTGAAGGCAGAAAAGACCGGAGTCAGGTCTGCAAATGCCTTGCCGATGGAATCCGCAATCGGCTTGAGCATGTTGGTCAAGCCCTGGAATCCTTCTGCCATTCCTCCCATGCCGCCCTCAGCCGCCGCACTTGCGACCGCCAGAAGACTGATAATAGCGACCAGCTTTGTCACTAATCCGACAATCCCGCCCGCGCTGCCGAGAAACGTCAAAGCTATGCTCAATCCCTTGATTGCCGTGATGGTCAGATTGATAAGGGCGATTGCCCTGGGCAGGATCATGATAACTCCGCTGATCGCTGTCCCCATCACTACCCATCTGGCCAGATTCGCTCGCTGAGCATCGTCAAGCCCTCGGAACCAATTGGTGAGATCCTGGATGTAAAAAGCCGCGCTGACAAGATAGGGAGTGAACTCGGTCCCGATGGTTGCTCCCAGGATGCGGATAGAGCCGGTGAGCATTCCCAGGGCCGCATTCTGCTCAATCATCGCCGAGGTCGCACCGATGAATCCGAGACCGGCACCGAATCCCATGGCTCCGAGCCGGCCAAACCCGGCAAGCTTTTCTTGAGTCACCGTGAGCGTGGCCTGGAGCCGGCCCTGCGTGGCGATCAGGTCCTGCCAGCGGGCTTGCTTCGTGGCTTCATCCATGGCCCGGGCAAGCTTCGCCTGTTCCCCGGCAAACTTGGAGTATGCTCCCGTATCCAGGGCCGTCCGAAGACTGGTCAGCTTCTCCCGCTGCTTGTCGAGCTGGGACATGAATCCCGAGGCTTGAAGGATGCCGGCCTGATCGGGAGTGAGTCTGTTCAGAAATGAATTCTTGGCTGCATTGTTGATGCGAGCGGAGGTTTCCTGGAATTTCTGCTGAGCCAGAGAAAGGACCGGACTCAGCTTATCTCGGCCTTCGATCTCGACATAGAGAAGCCCAAGCTTGGCATCAGGCATGGCCGTTGCTCTCCTGCCGTTCGGTCCATTCCCGCCAAAGCTCCGCTATCCTCCAGTCGGGCAGGTTCCAGCGGCGTTTCATCTTGAAGAATTGATCTTTGACGTCGAGGCCGAACTCCGACCACTCATTCAGACTGCCGCTGGGGACAATTCGGCCTTTCTCGTCGCGCTCGTGTCCGTAAAGGTCTCGGGCCTGTCTTGGGGTAAGTCGTCCGATCTCCCAAGGTCGGAGGTTCCAGGGCTCGCCGCAGAGATGGGCGAAGGCATCGGTGATGGTCCACTCGGCCCCGGCGTCCCCGGGGCTTGGCGGTTTGGGTCGTAAGCCAGGATCGCCAGGGCATCGACGTAAGCTTGAAGCTGCTCGCGGATAATCGCGGTAGGAATCTTCCCGTTCGCAATGTCCGGGTCTCCCCGGTGATGCTCCAGGAGCATGAGCCGAAGCGTCTCGATCATGCCGGCCGTCGATGTTGCCAGATTCGCCAGCTCTTTCCGGCCATGCGTGAAACAGCCGCTGTTGACTTGTTTCACAGTCTCCTCCCAATAGCTCGCTGCTTCGTCGGGAGGGAGCACGTCCCGCATTCGCCTGGCCTTTCGCAGGGCCTGCTCCTCTGCCCAGCTCTCGAAGAAGGCGATGATGTCATAGGTCTGCTCGGAGAGCGTGTAACTCTTGCCACCGTATTCGATGGTAGTGGTATGCTTTCCGAGCATCCTGGCGGTTTCGCCCATTTAGAAAGCTCCGGTAGGCGGAGTGAAGGTCCCCTTGCTGCGGAACGTGTAGGCTCCGTTGAGCATCGCCTTTGGCTCGGCGTTCGTGGGCGCAGTCAGGCACTTGACGCTCGGGAATAACCAGAATGGCCCCGTGGTCAGATTGAGGTAAAGCTTCAGATTTATGAGCGTGTTGCCGGCCTGGAGAGAGAGCGGAGCATCCCACGGATTATTCGTGGCGTCGAAATCAAACTCAATGGTGATGTCGCAAGAGATCGTATTCGACTCGACGTCCCCATAGCCGCCGCCTTCGAAGTTTGTGGTATCGCTGTCCGCCGTCGTGAAGGTGACGGTCCATTTCTTCGCCGTATGGACGTTCGCTCCCCACCTGACCTGAGCATTCTTCCCGCTTCTCGGAGTGAAGGCCATGGTTCCCCCTTATCCGTGAGCAATGCCGGTGACAAGCACCGAAAGCTGAATGACCGTGGTGCTGATCGCATAGCCCAACATCGTCGTGAAATTGCCGGCTCCCATATCGGCAATGGGGGCGATGTTCCCGGCCACGGCCGCCGAGACCACGTAGAAAACATCGGCCACTACTGTGGCCCCAATCGTGATTTGTCCGGCTGTCTGGACGCTCAGAAGCTGATTGGCCGAGCAGGCATTGACGGCGACACCGACACCATTCGATCCGACTCCCGAAAGAAGGGACGTGGTTGCCTGGGCCAGAGCCCACTGAGCAGGAGTGCTCGCGTTCTGGTAGACACTCTGCCCCTGAGTCGTGGCCACGGAGCCCTGAAGATTGGCCGTGACTGCCGCTCCCGTCCCGGTTTTCACATTGGCCGCCGTGATGACCAAATCCACGAAATGGCGCGGCACGGTCGTGAGGGCATCGATCACTTCTTCATCGGTGATGCCGCAAGTCCTCTGGAACCGCTCGAGCACTCGGCGGGATTGCGGGATGAAGATGCCAGGCGAGCGAGCCTTACCGAACCGCCCGCACCTGTGCATGAAGAGCTTGATTGCTTCCCACGGCGTTACCATGGCTTTTCCTCAGTAGAGCAGAGTCCTTTTGACATTGAAGTAAGTGTCCCAATGGAAAACCAGCTCGCCATTCGGAGCCCTGACTTCCTCGTCCGCCACTTCGCCCTCGGTCGGCTCGATCTCGATGGGCGTGGTGAAGAACATCGGGAGCTGCTTCCAGAAGCTCGCGGCCCTGAGCGCGATTACCCCGGCTTCGACCGCCGCCGCCGTGATGCCGAATATCCTGATCTTGCACAGGTCTCGCTCGATGTAATCCCGCTCGAACGTGAATTCGAAATTCTCCCGCATCGTCAGGACGGCCCAGGCCCCCCGCGTGATGTCCAGCGTATTCGGAGTTGCATTGAGCCATAGACCACCCGGAACGCTCGTGATGTTCGCCGTCGAGAATAACTGCCGCCAGGCCCCGGGGACCGAATCAACCGGCATTATCCGGCCCCTCCGTGAATGATCGAAAAGAGGTTGCCCTGCTGAGCATCCATTGCCGGTCCCAGGAATGGATGAGCCGGCTGGTCCACCGTTCGGCGAAAGACCGAAACGCCGAGCGTGGTAATCTTCCGCTGGTTCGTGGCGAACGTTCCCGGCATCCTGACCCAGCGGAGCATCCGCCGATTCCTGGCGTGAATCGAGCCGCCAAATTCAAGCTGGCGAGCGTAGATGACATTCGTTCCCACGCGGGCTGCTTGCTCCAGGCTTGGCTCGCCGACCATCTCGTAGGTTATGCTGCTCCGCAATCTGCCCTCAAACTTCCGTGGCGGTGCCCCTGGCGATGCCTTGGCGGTCTCGATGTTCATGGCGATGCCCGTGTACGGATCGATCACTCTTGCCCGTGGAGCCGGCACGGCGAGCAGCTCCTTTACCCGGCTGGTCAGGAAGATGACGCCAGCGCGGAGCCCCTTGCCGAAGGAGCGATCAAGCTGGGCCTGAACCTCGGGGCCATACCATTTGGCCTGGACATCCGCCAAGTCTGCGATTGCCATGGCTTCAGATTAACGAAGCGGGAAATCTGGAGGCAAATTTGCTTGCGAGCGGAAAGCTTGAGATGGTAGAAACGAACCCAGCCAAGGAGAAGAGGCTCCTTGGCTGGTCGTGGATATCCTTTCCGCGGCCCCGGATGCAAGGCAGACATCCAGGTAAGGTCAGAATACCATTTCGACCGCTGGATTTCCACCACATCCGTACCTTTCGGTTGTTCTCTACCCACCGAAAGATAAGAGGTAGAGAATCGACGCACAACGCATGGGCGGGAGTAACCGTCCCGGTGTCTGGCGGGTCCAGGCGCAAGGCACCCACGCTATAGCTGAGAGGTGAGGGGCGGACAGGTTTGCCCCAAGTCCAGACGGCTAACAGCCGGCCCGATCCACCGAAGAGGAGCCATCGGGAGTAAGGCGTCGATTTGCCCCGCAAACTTGCCGGTCGGCAGGCTAAGGGCTGTTCAGTCCGCCAAGGGATTTCCGCAAGGAGCCCTAAGATAAACACGGCGGCTATGGGTCTTCGTTTGCTTTGATCTATCACAGATCCGTGGAGAAGGCGCCTGCCAGACAAACGCAGCAGGGGACCGTCAGCACAATATCCGACAGGAGCGGTTCCGCTTGGACGCCACGTTAAATAAAAAGCCGGGAATAGGGGCAAGTGTGAAACTACGCGCGGGCAGGCTTTTCACTCTGGAGCCACCGGTAAACAGCCGCACAAGCCCGAGCGTCACCCAGAGCGTCGTGCATGTTCGGCAGTCTTGCCCTGGGGAAGCAATACTTCCATGCCTCGGAAAGCTTCGGCCATTTGTAATCGTCGTATTGACCGGGAAGCTTGCAGACTGGAGCCATTGCCTTCATCGTGCAAAAGCCCTTCGAGATCAGCTTGGCCCGTCTCCCAGGAGAGTTGCGAGAAAGCATGAATACATCGAAATCGAAATTGTGGGCAACGGCGATGTCGGCCAGCTTGAGCCACGAATCGAAGACAGCCAAGGGAGCAGTCTCGGCAATGCCGCACTTCTGAGCCTTCTCCTGGGTGATGCCATGGATCTTGGCTACTTCGTCGGAGATGGGAACACTCGGAGAGAAGACCGCGGAGAGAATTCCCACTTCTCGCCACTCCTCATCAAGGAGAATGGCCGCAAGCTGAACCATGCGAGGCTGCTGCTCGGCCTCGGGGCTACGTGAGAAGTCGGCTTTGCCGGTCGTTTCGCAATCGAAAGCAAGGACAAGGGACATTGGATCACCCCATCGTATCAATACAATTCGGACTGGGGCGGATCGTAGTCAGTCCAGATGACCTCGACGCGCCTTTGCTTCGTCGCCCCGCTGCCCGACTTGTTGTCGATCTCGAACTCTCGGACCCGCCAGCCTTCCGTGTCGGCGAAGGTATCGTACAGAGGTGAATGGTAGCCGGATAGAACGAACCTGCCCTGGATTCCAGCCAACGTCTTCAGTAGCTCGCGGTGCTGGGCCCCGGTCATCTCATGGTCGTAGCAGTCAGGCTCGGTTCTGGTCGAATGGAGATAGGGCGGGTCCAGGTAGAAAAGCGTTCGCGGCCCGTCTTGCTGCTTGATCGTCGCGATGCCATCCCCGGACGGCAAGATCATAACGCGCTTGAGACGAGCGTGAATCTCGGGCAAGCCGTCCACGGCCGACAGCCAGGCCGAGACCTGCTCCTGCATCCCTCGCCGGCAGCGGTTTTTGACAACGGTGCAGAAGTCCTTGCCCAGCGCCTGCCGACTCTGGCGATTGCGCACCAGAAAGGCCAGCGCCCGCTCGGCTGGCGTGCCTTTCGGCGTCACTGCCCGCTCGTACTCATGCCATGACACCGGCGTCAGCGCTGCCAGCCAAGCCAGCTCTTGAAACTTTTCCACTGACTTGATTGCGTCCCAGAAATTTGTCAGCTCGCCGTCCAGGTCGCAGACCACCTCGCTGATTCCAACCGGGTCGTTGGCGAAGAGAACGGCACCGCCGCCGAAGTAAGGCTCGACGTAATGGAGATAACCAGAGTCGGCTGGATCGGGAGCATTGGGGTTGAGGCACCTCGATGGAAACATCGCAACGATCTGCTGGGCCAGATACGCCTTGCCCCCGTGCCGCTTGATCGGCTGTGAACAGCTCAATGATTCACCCCGGGCCAAATTGGAATTCACAATCAGCCACCCAGACCCGCTGCCAGAATCCCGGCGTATCCGTTTCCGCATCGGGTGAGTAGCCCCGGACAAGGAAGATCCGCCCCGAGCCTGGCTCGACGAAGCGCATGTTGATCCTGGCGCCGACATCCTGATCGAAGAAGATGGTGAAATCCACGCGGATCATCTGCTGGGCGTACCTCATGATGGTCCCCGTGCTCGCATACTGGATCGAGCAGGGCACATTCTGCATGAGCGTCAGCGGATTGGCCCAGGCGACCGCGCCGCCGGAGGTGTCGGCAGTCGGCGGGTTCTCTTTCTGGAGATTCACGCGATGCCGGAGATAGTTGAGGAGGCTCATGGGATGTATCCCTGTGCTTTTGCTTCATCTGCCGTCATGAGCTTCATATTGGCCCAGGGTCGCGAGCCCAGCTCAAAAAAGAACTTTGGATCAGAGTCAAGGCATTCCAGCTTGATGAAATCCGGTTTCTGGCCATATCTGGCCCCGGTCATCGTTGCCGCCGCTTCCACGATTGGCAGGAGCGAGTTCAAGGTCCCCTCGCTGTCATCCTTGGCCTTGCATTGATACCAGTTTTTGCGGTCTTTGCCGCTGAATGGCTTGTTGTCTGGCTCCTCTTCATTGTAATAGCGGAAGCGAAATTCGAAGATCCATTTGCCGCCTTCTTTGAAGAGCTTGCCGAGCCAGTCCTGGCTTTCGCCATCGCCGACGAACCAGATGCCGTAGTAATAGGTCGCCATGCAGGTCACTCCTCGCAAGCCTCCTGGCAATCAGGGTTCTTGTTGACCTTCTCTTCGATCAGGTTCAGGTAGTGCTCCCCATCCGCCATCATGCCCAGGGCATTGCAGAGCAGACATTCGCAATCATGGAACATGCGCCTCGGCTCCTGGGTCCCCTTGTGGTGCCGGCAGACCTTGTGAATCAGGTCGTAAGCCTTCCGGGCAAGCTTCGCCGCTTCCTCGGCCGCGTGGAGCACGTCCGAGACGTGGCCGGTGTATTCTCTTTCATCGGGCGGATTGATGGGAAATCCCATTGGTTAGACTCCTTACTCCGACATCCGGTCGTAGCAGTCAGGGCAGGACGATCCACGGGACGCAGACAGGACGAGATTCGAGTCGCACTCGTGGCCGCAGTTGCACGTGACGCGGCGGATGCCCTTCTTGGCCCTCGCTGCCAAGAGCCGTTGATTGGCAGCGGTGATGCTCGCGGCGAGCTCGGCGAGCGTGACCGGGCGACCGCCCTTAAGGGCCTCGCCTACGGCGTGCGCCCAGGGGCCTCTGCCCACTGGACCCGTGATAGCCTCCAGTGCCTGCTCGACGCCCTCGGGCGAAAACGAGTATGTTCCGTTGCGGTCGTTGTAGCGGATGGTGATTTGCTGGTCGTTCATTGTCAGTTCCTTTTCTTTTGCTGGTTTTCCAGGGAAACATCCCGATAGCGGCGTAAATCCATAGCGTTGGCACGTCCAGTGAGAGTCAGCGAGGTTCATCATTATGTCTCCTTGGAAAAAGTCGGCCAGGGGGCTGGGCGCCCCGGCCGGGGCTTAACTTCACGCGTAGGGGTTTCCGCAGGTCGGGCAGCAAACGTCATCAGCCTCTCCCATTGCCAGCCAGCAATAATTATCGCCCCATGCGACCTGCACACTCTTGCGGTGGTTGGCTACGGTCACAAATTGCACGTGCTTTCCCTCTTGCGTGTACAGCTCTAGCGCTCCATCCTGGGACTGGCCGACATGCCAGCCGGACGGGACGGTCACGGCCACGGGCCGGGCAATCCACGGATACCCGGATTTTTCACAGGATACATAGGGAGGATTCTGTTCAGCGTTGATTTCTCCCCAGCCGTGAAGCCAAGCGCTGATGATGGTTTTTTCTTGTGTAGTCGCTTGCATGACTTTAATCTCCCAGGTTAGAAGCACTTCCCAATCCAAACCCCGGCGAGCACGGCCGCACAGCCGAGCAAGAACTCGCCGGAAAACACAACATTCAGGATCGTACGCATTGTCGGGTCCCTCCGAAAAAGGGGGAGGGCGAGTCCCCCGGATTGAGTTACGTTCGAGAATCGAAATCCGCCACGGCCTTCGCGTATGCCTTGCTATTGCGACGGCCGCCCTTGGCCTTCCCGTAAATGTCCCGAAGAATCCTGAACTGACCGTCCGAAAGCGTCCCGAGGGCGTTCCGCCTCAGAGTGGCCGCCATATCCTGGATGAAACTGCCGTCACCCGCCAGAATCTCCAGCAGCCAGCCATTGGCCGCGGTCATCTTGGCTTCCAGCTCCCGCTCGGCTTGCAGCCGGGCATTCTCGCCAATCTCCCAATCGGTCAGCCCGCCATTTCGGTCGCGCTGGGACTGCAGCTCAGACTCCCGAGCCAGCCGATCAGCTTCCCACTTCGCCTGACGCTTGGCGGTCCGCTTGACTTGCTCCCGCTCCGCAACGTCCCTCTCAACGGCGGTCAGGAGTCGGTTATCTTCGGATTCAAGCCGCCGGACGCAATCCGTTCCCACGATGAAGGACTTCCCATCGGCAGACCGGATATGGCAGCAGTAGCGGATTCCATTGCCACAGAAATCGCATGTTCCGCCCGGCTGGTTGTCGGGGGCGTAGGTTTTTTCGCTCATACCGGCGTAGGAGAACGGGGCCAAGCCAAGTCCGGCGGTTTCAAATGGATGAAGCATGGGAGACTCCTTACAGACAGCGGCCAATCACCAGACCGATCAGCACCGCGCTGACCGCGAACAGAAACCAGCCGCTGAACACCGTGTTGATAATCGTCCTCATTTCCATTCCCTTTCAGATCGTCACTCACTCAACACCTTTATCTTACACTACGTTTGAAACGGTTTCAAGTCTTTTTGGGAAGTTTTTTCGCTTTTTCCCAAAATAGTTGTATAGCCTTAAAGAGATTGGAGTTAAGCCGACAGGTTTTTCCGCCTGCGGCCCATCGGCGGACGCTTGAAAGCTTTCACGGCGGCCAGCGGGATCAATTCGACCGTGAAGCTGGTCCCCGGAATGGTCGTCTTTTCGTGAGGAAGCTGGCCTTCTTTCATTAACTGGTAGACCCGCTGGACGGTCAGCTTGAGCCGCCGAGCCGCTTCTGCAACAAGGATCTTCTCTTGCTTCATGATCGCATTATAAGAGGTTTCAAGAGAAAGGCAAGCTCTAGAGGACCATCCGATATCGTCCGAGGATCTGCCTTGTCGAGCCAATATCCGGCACTTGGCCACGGTTCAGGGCCTGCTGCGTGGTGATCGAATAGCGGCCCGTGGTCTCGCTAACGGTGATGCCGCCTGCGCGAGCATTCCTCAATTGCCAGGCACAAAGCTGATTCGCGGCCATGGTGAGATCGGCGGGGAGCGTGCCGCTGTTGAGACCCGAGCCCATCCCCCAGCCACTCATGTAGGTCACTTTGAAATTGCCTATCCAATTTGTCCACGAAGGCATGGCCCGCGCCGTCATGCCGCCGCTCCGCATATCCGCCGTGAGCCAGGGCCACCAGCCAGCCAGCGTGGTCTGCGGGCCGCCGCCGAGTCTTTTGAGAATCCCCGAGCGGGAATAGCCTTGCACAAGACCAGGGAAGGTCCTGGCGTCTCGCTTGAGGGCATAATCATGCCCGAGCGTGAGCGTCGTTGATGGAGGTGGAATGATCGAGAACGCATTCTGCCCTTCTTCGTAGAAGCCGCCCGAGTCAATCCAAACCATCGGGCCGAAGATGAGCTTCACTCCCGTTGCCGAGATCAGGGCCGGCTGCGTCAGCGTGACTTGCGTTGCCGAATCGACCGATTGAATCGAGCTTCCCCCGGTCAGGTAGACCGTCGAGGAATAGGGAGCAATCGCACACAGGCCGACGCCGAGGGCCGACGTGGTGAGCGAGCCGCCCACGTTCGTCAGATTGGTGATTTGAGCAGAGCCGGCCGTGATGTTGCCCGTGAATACGTCGGCATGAACGGGAGTCTCGCCGAGGGTCAGGTCATTGATGTTCGACCCGTCGAGCCATTCGGTATTGAGCTGCGTCTCAAGGTTCTGCTTGCAATAGTTTTTGATGCCGGCATCGACCCCGGCGATTATGGCGTTGAGGATGCCATCCAGGGCCCCATCGCTCAGGTTCATGAACTGCTTGATACTGACAAGATCGGTGAGCATAACGAAGAAATCCAGGTCATGACTTGTCCCGCGCCATCTGAATCCTGACCGCCTGCTCCCGCGACATCGGCCAGGCGGGAGGAATCACCACCTTCTGAACGATCTGCCGCTTGACCTGCTGGTTTGTTTTCTTGTCGATCACCAGCTCCATCAGCGGCATATCTTGCCCCGTCTCTGGATGTTTGGCCCGCTGGGTCCGGTCCGGCGTCATCTGCCAGACTGGCTCCTCGATGATGGTTTCTTTGGTCGGAGCCTTCGGATCATACCAGCGGCAGTCCTCCCGCATCGGATGCGTTGAAGATGCCCAGCCGTGGAATTGCAGGTAGGCAATCGGGTCCATGTAGGGATCAGGAGCCTTTTTCGCTGGACTGCTCGCGGCTGCGGTCATTGGTTTTCTCCGATCTGGCTTCCGCCATTTCCTTTTTTACTCGCTCATGAGGATAGCGGATCTGCCCGAACGAGATCAGGTTATCCCTGACCAGCCCGAGGACCATCTCCGCTTCCGTCACCTCCGAATTCAGCCCTGGCACCTTGTCCTTGCTGGCGATTACCTTCATTCCGCCCTGGAGCTGCACTTCCACTCTGACGCCATCCGGCATGATCCAGACTTGCTCGATCAGGGCCGCATTGATGTATCGGCCGGCGATGCGGAAGAATCTCATGGCGTCATTCTACCCAGAAGCAAATGGCCGGGATAGCCTCGCTGCTGTCCCGGCCATCCCACGGAGAGCACGTCCCTTCAAGTCCCTTCCGGCTTCTCCGGCTCTTCTTTCGGCGGATTGTGCGTCACCTCGCGAAGCACCTTCAGGAAGAGCTTGCTTTCGTTTTCTTCCAAGGTGATTCCGCGACCCTGCCCAAGCTGCACATTCACTCGGCCATCGGGGAGCTTCGTCACTCCCTGGACCTGACTCATTCGGAAGTGAAGCTCGCCCACGTTGAAAAAGTCTTTCTCTGGCATGATTGCAATTCCTCCCATCAGAGATCAGCGCTTGCATCGATAAACCCGGTCGTGCCCGTTCCAAAAAGGCCGATGGCATGAGCCGCAGCCGTAAGCGTGTTCGCCGTTGTGAGCTGGATAATCGTCAGGCTGTGAGCGGTTCCAGCAGCCGGCGTCGTCGGTGTCGTGCCACTCACCCCATCAATCGTGAGCTTGAAGCCGCCGACAGTCCAGGTAACGGTAGGTGCGGCTCGCATCGGCGTTGGCAGCCAGATCGCATAAGCCTGAGTATTCACCGCGGTCGGAATGCCCGTGGCGAACATGGCCCCGTTAACCTCCGTTGCCCGGAAGTAATAGCGCTGGCACAAGGCCAGTTCGACCTCGATATCTCGATGCTCGAATTGGCTTGCTGCTCCGCCGATCTCAAGCTGCAGTCCATTGAGGATAATCGTATCATTCGCCCCGGCCGTGCCGGTCGGAGTCCACTGAAGCAAGACTCCCACCTGAGTAGTGGCTGCGGGCACAGTCCCGGTGAATGTGTACCGGGTCATCGTCGAGGTAAGCGCCTGGGTCGTGTTGATGATGTTCGCCTGGCTTGTCCAGGTCCCGGCAATCATGGACGTCGCGGATTGGTTCGTTCCTTGCCCCGAGATCACCTGAATCGTGACTGCTCCGCCGCTGTAATTCGCCCCACTCCGCATCCAGAGTGAGAAGACAATCTGCTGGCCCTGGAGCCGGACGCTATCGGCCGTTTCCAGGCATTGCACCATCGTCAGGGCATTGACATCCGTATTGCCCGAGGCTCGCTGGAAGGTCAGGCTATTATTGAAGCCGGGCACATTGGTATCCGCAGTCTGGCTCCACTGAATCGCGGAACCCGCCCCGCCGCCCTTGAAGGCCCATCGGTCCGGGCCATATGTCGTTGTATTCGTGATATTCGAGCCTTGCGCCGTTCCTCTCTGGAAGGGATTCATCGAGAAGTCGCCGCCGTCCAGGAGATTGCGGAAGTTTGCGAACTGGCTCTGCGTGTCGATGCACTGGCCCGCGATGGTGTACGTCTTCAGCGTGTCGTTCCAGACCGGCATCGCCCGCAGTGTCAGGAAGATCAGCACAATGAGGCCGATGATCGCACCGAACAATGCCAGGTCACTCATGGCGAATAGCTCCATGGCGTATCTCCAAAAAGCAAGGCCGGCTCGGGCTCGACACCGAGCCGGCCCTTCAAGAACGGCTCCCCCTTTGAGGGGTCGCTTAGATACTGATAACCAGCCCCTGAGCCACGGCGGTAATGTTGTATTGCGATGCCGGTCGCTGCTCGCTTTCGCTGCCGTATCCGACCAGAGCAATCAGCACGGCATTGACGCCAACCGTGAGCACCACTCGGACATAGCGAGCGGTCGCAACTTGCTGGACGAGCTGATCACCCCGCACTTCCAGAGTCGCAATTTGATTGGCGGTCGATATCTGCGTAATGGCTCCGCCCGTCACGTCCTGATTCACGGAGAAGCCGGAAGTATTGCTGCTGTTCAATTTCGCATTGACGGTTCCAGGGCCGCCGCCGACGGCTCCGACCTGCAGCACGTAGAAGACCCGCTTCACCTTGGACATATCAATGCCAGTGCTGTTCACCGTGGCCGCGCCCTGGCTCACCGGGTCCAGCTTGTCCATGACCGCCAATGCCTGGGTCATCTGCTCCTGGTATGCATAATGCCGCGGCACGCGCTTGACCTGATCGCTGATCTCTTCATCCATGATGCGGGCATAGTCGTCCGATGAATATTGCCGCACCGTGACATCCATCCCCATCCATTTGCTTTTTCGTTCGTACAACACGGCTTCGATCTCCTTTGAGGTTTAATGCAGTTGCACGTAAGGGCTGACCACGGTTGCGGTATCCTGGAGCGTGATTGTCTTTGAAAACCACGGCTGACCGTCGATCCGCTCGCTGACCCGCCAGACCATTTGGTTTGTCGTCAGCTTGGGATGAATGCTCGCGTCAATGGTGATCTGCTGCCGATCCCCGATCACGTAGAGTCTCGGATCGATCAGCAGAACGTCCCCCGTGGCTCCCAGGGCCGGAAGCTTCTCGCTCGGCCAGACCGGACGATTGGCCAGGTATCCCAGGCTCTGCTGCGGCGAATCATCTCGGCCTGCATTCGGCACCCAGGCGGCCTTCCCGCTCGAATCGACTAGCTGCTCCAGCTCGGAGATCGCCGAGACCCCTCCAGTGATCCCCATGGAGATCACCCAGCATGAGGACAGGAAAGAATGGGGAAGAAGGCTCATGGCCATCTTTGCAGCATCGACCATCTCGAAGCGAGTGGCAGCACCCCGCGTGACACTCAGCGTTGCCGCCGAGTTGAGAATGCCCATCGGCTGGCCTACTCCGGTCCCTCGGAAAAAGTAGTAATCCTCATACCACGCAATCGAATGGGCAAAGAGCCGATGGAGGTAAGCTTCAATCCCCACCTGGCCGCCGTCCTGGAGCATGGTATTCGAGATGATTGCATACCCGCCGAGCAAGGAAGGCTTCAGGTCCACGGCTCGGAATAGCGGCTCGGTCTCGGTGAACGTGACACCGGGAGCCACGAATGCCATGAGGATGCCGCCGAAGGCAAAGGCAGTCCCCGCCGCTGCTGGCGTGGTTCCCGCATCGGGGAGCGGCAGGATCATCTCATTCGAAGTCATGGGGATGACAGTTGCCACGGGCCGGAAAATGGCCCATTCTTCCACGGTCTCCATGATCCCGTAGCTGAACTCGATTGGGATCAGGTAGCCGCCCGTCACTCCTGAATTCTCCGAGATTGCCGCCTTCGTGTACTCGGCTTGATAGTGCTTCTCGATCCGGCCCTGGCTCTGGCTTCGAATCTGAGCACTCAGCTTTTGATTGCCGGCGATGCCGACATGGAAAAGGAAATCCGCAAAGCATCGGTCGGGATTCACGTCCTTGCCGAGCATTTCGCGATGGAACCTCCGAGCGTTTCCGCGAGCAAGGGAGAATCCCCGCAAGGCTCTATTTATCGCATTGTGGGCAGTAGCGACCATTCCCTCTCCGTTAATGCAGGCCCACGCAGAAGCTGACCGTCGAGCCATTCGCCAGGGTAATCGCTTGATTCAGCCACGGCTGGCCATCGATGCGAAGAACCATCCGGTAGACGATCTGGTTTTGCAGGAAGTTTACATGGGGGCTGACTTCGATCTGAATCTGCTCGCGGTCCCCGATCACGTACTGCGAGAAATCGACCAGCGTGAGATCGAAGTCCGTCGAGATACTCGGCGCCTTCTCGCTGATTATGACCGGGATGCCTTCGATGTGACCGAAGGACCACTTGCCTTCCGGTCGGTCGATCTTGTCCTGGATGCCGCCCGAGAGCGGAATGAAGATCACGCGATTGGCCACATCATTGAGCTGATAGAGATAGGGCAGAACCGATTGCGAAGTGACCCAGCAGAGGGCCGACGGCTCCATGCCGATATACAGCTTGCCGAGCATCTGAGCGATATCCGCCAGAGCCAGCGTTGACGTGTTCGCCCCGCCTGCCCGGGTCACCTTTATGCTCGCCGGCGCATTGTAGATGCCCATCGGCTGGCCGACGCCATTCGACTGAAGGAAGGAATAATCCTTCTTCCAGGCAATTGCCTTCGTGAAGATCTGCGAGAGGAAGGTATCGAGCACAATCGCGGAATCGGCCAGGACCGTGTTGTTGACGATCGCATAGAAGCTCAGCTCATTGGCCCTGAGCATGAGGCTGCGGAATTGCGGCTCACTCTCGGGCCGCGTCGCGCCTTCCGAGACCCACTTGGCCGTGATGCCATAGAGGAATGGCGAGTTGCCGCTGCCGTAATTCGTGGTCACATCGGGAGCCGGAATCTCCAGCGTGGCCGATACCATCGGCAGAACCATCGCTCGCGGCTGGACGAACTCGTTTTCGATCTCCAGCTCCAGCAGCTTGGCGAGGAAAACCGGCGGGACAAGGTAGCCGCCCGTGATGCCCGAGCCTTCCGCCAGGGCCGCCTTGGTATGCGGCTCCAGCTCGCGCTGAATGAAATTCGCAGCTTTCTCCAGCGTGAATCTCTTAACGGGAATCGTCGGCCGCGCCATCTGCCCGAGGGCCGATAGCATGTCTGCCATGCCGATCCCGCGGCGATAGCGCTGCCAGGCCATCTGCGGCACGGGTCGGCCGTCTTCATTGAACAGGGATATCCCGCCATTCTTCTGCTGGCTGGCCGCGACCAGATCGACCGGACTCACTCCCGACTTGCTGGCAGTCTTTTTCAATGCGGCAAAGAAGTCATCAAACTTGTTAAATCGTTCACCCATTGCGGAAACGGATGCGGCGATTGATTCGAGAGTAGGTGCGGCTGCCATTGTTTTTGCTCCTGTTATTCAGGCGGTCGTCTTCAGTGGAAATATCTTGACTGCCGCCCGCATCCTCATGCAAATTTCACTTCCCCGTTATCGAGTGCAAACCGTTCCCCACTTCGCTCATTCGCTTGTCGAGCCCTACGACCGCATCAGCCAAAACTTGTAAGCCTTTGTCCGCCGACTTCCCATCTCCTTCCTCTTCCCCCGGTCCTTCCAGCTCCTTCACCAGGCTGCTCATCTCTCGATGGTGCATCTTGCAGGCGGCCTTCATCGTGCGCGTATATTCTTCTCCGGGCTCCATCTCAGCCATATCGCCGAGATGCTCGGTAGCATCCCGCATGATGCCGAGTCCGCGCTTGTGCATCCGCTTGAGCCTGGCCGCCGCCACGCGGGCCTTGCGGTCGCCGATCTTGGCTGTCTTCTTCGTCTTCTTCGGCTTGCCGCGGCGATAGGCGTCGAGCACTTCTTCGGTTTCCTCTTCTTCGGCTTCCTGGCTTGGCTTGTTGGCCGGCTCGACTTCGCCACCGAATTCCTCATCCGGGTAGCGCTCGTTGGCAATCTCGGTTGCCATCTCCAGCACGTCGCGGATTCCTTCTGCGACTTCCGGCTCGGCACGTTCCAGCTCGCCCGAAAGGAATTCGATGACCGCGGACCATACCTCGACCCCGTGAGGCGTGCCGGCTCCCTGGCCTTCGTCTTCCTCTTCGGTCCCCGGCCCCATGCCGTACTCATCGCCTATCTCTTCTTCGTCCTTGATCTCCTCTTCGTCTTCATCCATCTCCCGGCTCTCGCCGCACATCGAGAAGGCAATCGCCACGGCTTGATCTTGGTCGTAGCCTTCATCGATCAGCTTGGGGATCTTGTTGGCCACACAATCGCTGGCCTTCTGCCGCATGTTGGGCGGGAGAAGTGAAATGAGCCACTTGACCATGCGGCCAGAAGCGCGAAGCTCCTTGGCCGGCTCCTCTTCAACATCGGGGAATACCTCGATGTAGCCTTCGCCGTCTTGCCGCGGCTTGTCGCTCTGCTCGACTTCCTTGATCTTCGGCTCTTCCAGGAGATCATCCTTGACGGCCTTGAGATGCTCGGCTTCCGCGTCTTCATCGTGGTGATGGTAGACCTTGTAGGTCCCTTCCTCTTCGTCCCGAGGCTTGGCGAAGAAGTCATGCGGCGAACGCTCGTTGCCCTCTTCGTCCTTGAGATGCTTGGCGGCTACGGCGCGGATATGGTCCTTGATGTAGGGCATCACTTCGCCCGGCTCATGGCTTTCATCTTCCTCTTCGTCCTTGCGAAGCTTCGTCAGCTTGGGCAGCATGGCCTTGAGCTTCTTCCATGCTTGCCGGCCAAGTGCCATCTTCGCTCGCCGATCTCGCTTCTGATAAGCGGCCTTGAAAGCCTTCGGCATCGCGGCGAGCCATTGTTTCGGCGTCATGATCTTCATGGTCTTGCCCTTCTTTAGTTCGAATCCGCTCCTGGCGAGCGGCTTTGACTTCTCGGCGAGCGGCTCCAAGCTCTTGCGGATCGGCTCCAGGATCGTTGCCCCGGCCAGCTTGCCACGGGACAAGATGCCTCTGACCTGACTTGCAAACAAAGCTGAGTTAGTCGCTCCGGGGTGAGCGGGGACAACCACAAGGCTCACTTCGAGCAAGTCGATTCGCGGGAACCGGAAGCCGGGATAAAGGCTCCATGGGTTCGATTCATCGTCCCCACGGCGGATGGGATCAACTAAGGGATTGAAGCCGATGCTTGTTGCCCGAATGATCTTCTCGACCACCAGATTGAAGACCTGGGCGGCTTCCGGGGACCGCTGCGAGAAGAACACTTCCCCCACGGTCCGGGGAAATGGCTTGTTCCCCGGCTCGGGAACGATGGTGCAGGTGCCCGATTCATCTTCCCACTTGCCAACGGGAAGGATGATTGATTGATGCCCGAACGGGCAAGCCGGATTGTTGGCGAAGTTTTTGAGGTAGATCCCCGCCGTCTCGATCACGTCGCCTACCCGGTCCGGCTCTTCCGAAGTGACCACGAACCGCGCCGACATTCGCTTCTCATCGACGCCCAGGCTGGAGCTTCCCGGGTTCGCAATCGTGAGCTTCTGGCCCAGCTTGCACGCATAGCCGGGAGCGACCCTGGCCCGCTTGCTAATGGCCGTAGCGAACGCTTTGGGAAGCTTGAGAGGCATGTAGGCCAAAGTAAGCTCTGAGCGGCTCCTGAATCAAACGTGGGAGCCTGGAAAGGTTGGCGAGGATCAGGGCCTGAGTGACTTCCCGGCAGCGTGGGCAGAAGAAGGGAGCGGTTCGCTGGCAAGTGCAAGGCTGCCGATGAATGGCGATTATGTCGCACTCGCGGGGGAGCCGGATGAAATCTTGCATTTGGCGGGGCAATGCTCGGGACAGTGAAGCGGTCCGCGGCCACAAGAGCAAGCATGGCCCTTGCAGTCGTGGCAGACCATGCCGTAGCGAGCCGGAAGCTTCACGCGGCAGCACCAGCACACAGCGCCCGGCTTCATCTCCCGATCATTGTACTCAGAGGGCATCGGCGAGCACCTCGGGATGGGCCAGTTGAATGCCGCTGCTCAGAACCTGTTTCAAAGCTTGCGGCCAGCTTTTGGCTCCGAATTCGATGAAGTCGTTTCCGAAGCAGCCGGGTTGATTCCAGCCGGGCCGCTTCGACCATATCCGCACCGCGAACCGATTGGGCCTCTGCGGCTTGAGCAAGACCGCATGGGCCAAGCCGCCGCTCGCCCGGATCATCAATTCATCGGCTTCGGCGTGGGTCATAGCAGAACCTCCGTCACAGTACACATGCAATGAGGATGCCTTGGCGGATGCGGAATATCAGCATACACCGGATTCTCGTTCGTGTCCCGCTCGAAGTGCTCGCCCGGTCTGATTATTTTCCCCTCCAGCTCCAGGCACAACGGGCAAGCATCCGCCGATGGAAGCCACTCAAGCCCGATCTTCAGCCCCTGCTCTTCCGATTCCTGGGCCTGCAATAGCTGCCCGCCGTGGACGGCGCGGCTCGCCTCCGTGACGGCGATCCGCGTGGCTCGCATCGGGTCCAGGAAGATCCTGCCTACCCGCTCCGCAAGCTGCTTGTTGGCCTCGCCGGCGTCAAGCCCGGCCTGCAATTCTTCTCGCAATTTCGCCAGGGCCTCGCGGATCTGAAGCGTCGTTGTCTCAAGCGTCTCCCGGCAGAAGTCGAACGTGATGCGGCGGACCGCCTCGGGGATTCTCGGGTTCCTGACATTGAAGCTGACTGCCGCCACATCCTTGGCAAAGGCTCGATGCCTCGGAGCGAGGAGCCGATTGATCCGCCTTGCCGAGTCCATCCCGCCGCGGATGTAGATCGGCGACACCAGCGGCGAGAAGTATTCGACCATCGGCTGGAGCCACGGGTCGAGGCTCGGAACCGTCTTCGTGTCTTTCACATGCGGCCAAACTCGGGCAAGCTGCCGGCGAAAGACGTCCCGCATTCCTGCTGCGATTGCCCGACCGCTCGGTAGGGAAGGCTGTTGCTTTGTGGAGATCAGAGCCGCCATATCTCACTGGCTCCCGATCAGGAATCCCTCTAGCTCTTCTTCGGCCTTCTTCTTCTTCATCTTATTGTAGAGCCACCCCGGAATGCCTGGAGGGTTCCAGAGGATCGTAGGCACCGGGCCAGCGGGATAAACCGGAGTCGGCGGAACCGGAGCCGCTCCAGGACCGAACAGCCAGCCAATCCCAAGCTTGAAATCCGGCAGCGTGAGATCGGGAAGATCAGGCTGTGCCAGTGGCTTCATCCAGGGAATCGGGAAGAATGTAGGTGGAGGCGGCGGAACGCTCATCCAGGCCGCGAACGGAATAACCGGATACTGTTCCCAGGGGATCTCGGCGGGAATCAATCGCCTGAGCCATGGCCCTTGCTCGCCGCCCCAGCCCACAGCAGAGAGATTCGGCCCCCAGAGCCGCCGCATGGGTTCATCGACCGGCATCTCCGCAATGGGAATCCGCTTCACCCAGGGCAGATGATCGCCGCCCCAGCCCACGGTCGCAAGCCAAGCTGCCCAGCCTTTGCGGATGCTCGGCTCATCGATGGGAATTTCCACTGGCGTCAGCCGGTGAATCCAGGGAGCCTGATCGGTAATCGGAGGAATGACCAGAGCCGTGAATGGATAGCCGAGCCGCCGCTGCAATTCTTCCCAAGGGATATCAACTGGGAGCGGTCTGCGAAGCCAGGGGCCTTGATCGCCTCCCCAGCCGACAGGCGAAAGATTTGGTCCCCAAAGCTTGCGGAGAGGCTCGTCAGTCGGGATCTCGGCGGGAGGGATTCGCTTGATCCAGGGAACCTGATCGCCGCCCCAGCCGCCCGCGACGTCGGCAGGCGTCCACTGCCGCGGCGGCGGCGGATCTTCGTAGGGATCTGGCGGGATGGGGAGCCGTTTGATCCATGGCAGCGCATCGCCGCCCCAGCCGACTGGCCCGAGCCAATCCCGGTACGGTCGCTTGATTATGACTTGTACCCGAGTTTGCTGGCGGTCAGTTGGCATGGCTTACTTGGCTTTTTCCGCCACGGCCTCGGCGAACGCGAGGATCTCGGCGGGAGCAAACTTGTAGCCGGTGAAATGGATTCGCCACTGTTCTGGCGGAAGCGTCTTCTCGCAGCGCTGCATCGTGGCCAGTCGCGGCTTGGCCGGGTCGCCGTCGAGATGCTCGGAATACCTTACCGTCTTCGTCGTGACCGTGGCAATCGGATGCTGCCTCTCATTGTGGATTACGCTGAAGCCGTCCTCATTGTCTACCAGGGTGAACATGGTCGAGCCGTTCCCTTCGCGTTACGAGCCTGTTTCTTCTACCGTGGCTCCTCCCGAGAAATTGCACGTTCCCGAGACCGTCGAGAGAAGCTCGAAGACTACCCCTTCATTCAAGCCGAACACGATTTCCTCGCCTTTCGGCCAGGTATAGTCGAACCCTTGGAAGTTATGGCCGCCAGCCGGCGTCCGGTCCGTGAATGCCCCGCTTGTCGTGGCCGCCACGGTTGAATTCGCTGCCGCTGTGAAGGCGGCCGCCGAGTCGCCGGCATCGTGTGGCTGCGGCGTCGGCGAGGTTCCGCCCGTGCCGAGCGTGATGGTCGCGGTCGCATACTTGACGTTGAGCCGCAGGCCCTGGGCTGTCTGGAGCGTGGTATCGTTCATGTAAAACCACACTCTCCTGAGCCGGCAGGTCTTGCCCGTGGAGCCTTTCAGGCCAATCAAGTCCTGAGCGGCGGAAATCGTCACAAACTTGAAAGAGACGTCGTAAACCCTGGACATTGGCTCGCTCCTTTTGGGAAAGATGGTCCCTAGCGTACCATCCGCCGTTATCCTACGTAAATTTGCTCTTCCTCTTCTTCGAAGACTTGCCGGCGAGCGTACCATCCCATCTGATCCGTGATCACCGCAGCCGCTGGATTGAAGAAAAACGTCCGGGTTGTCAGCCAGTTGAGGGATTCCGGGTAGCCGGCGATGGCCTCATTCCAGTCGGCCTGCGCTTCGACCGCTGAAAATCTCCGTCCCGGCCAAAGGCAGACATCATCCATCCGACAAGCGTTGAAGATGCTGCTGCCACCACGGGAGCCGAAATAAAGTGTGTTGTTGCCAAAGTTTGGCTGATTGCTGGTGCTGCCAGTCCCGTCGTTGTTTATCGTCTGCGCCTGACCGTCCACCCAGGCAGCGAGCATCCCGTACTCGACAGTAGGCCCAGCGTTCTCGTGATGGAGAACAATGAGGAAGCGATGCCACGCATTGGCAGTCGGGTAAGCGAAATCGGCATAGTTGCCGCCGGTGTAGCCGACAGCTCCGAGCATACCGCTGACTGCGGTATCACTAGCCTCGATATTCCAGCCATCCGTGTTGTAGTACGGATTACCGTACTCAAGGAAGATTCGGCTGGCGGCATTGTTGAATACGTTCGCCCAGCCCCAGAAGCCAACGGTGATGATATTGTAATTTGACAGGTTGACGGCCGCGCTGCCATAGCTGGTCGAGCCATCGAACTTCAGGGCCCCATAGCCGCTGCCTTGCTGTCGGCCCATCCAGGCAGGCTTCGTAGTGCCAGCCAGGGTTACATCTACTGCCTTATGACCCCCTCTCACGATATCATGCCAGGTCGTGCTTCCCCGCCAGCCGGAATTCGGCAAGGCAAGCCAGCGGTTGCTGAGACTATTGGAGAGCGGATGACTCCAGTTAACGGGACAGGCCGGATCAACCAGCGATGACCCTGCAATCAGGCTGCCCGGCTCTCTGGCCGATCTCATGTTGACCTCACGCGATAGCCGGGAGTCATCTGGATCAGCGTATGCAAGGCCGTGGCGTCGAAAGCCACGCTCCCATTGTTGTAGACGACCGGGCAGACATATTGGTCAAGTGGCCGCACAGTGAAACGGGCAAGCTGCTGAGCCGTTCCGAGATTCGCCGAAAGGACGATTGCCCCGGCGAAGACCAGCTGGCCGAGGGTGTCCACGTTCGGTCCGGCTGCATCTGTTCCCGTGAGGCCCGCTGGATTATCCGTCCCCGCCGTGGCCGAATCCGAGAACCCCAAATAGAGTCCGACTTCGCCACCCGCAGCGGGCGCCGAAGTCATCTGGCAGTAGAAGAGGATCTCAAGAATATCGGGAAGAATTGCCGTTGACAGGCCGGCTGGCGCGGCAATCAGCGTCGCCGACTTGACACCTTGCCGCAAGGCTGCTGAAGCCAGGGAAGTGCAGGTAATCGCATAGGTCCCGCCGCTGGATTTCCAGGTAATCGCGCTCCCATAGAGAATCGAGGCATCATCTTGAATGGCGTACCGCTCGCCGTGGCCTATCTTCCGCGACCACGGGACCTGCCGCCTTCTTCGCGCGAAGCCGAATTGCTCCTGAGTGAGCAGCCGGGTTTCACGAAGCCGCATCATTGATAGCTCCAGGCGTTCCACTGATTCTGAACGGCCGCCACAATGGCCGCGTCCTGGACGTTGATCTGATTCATAGGCGGTCCGACCGAAAGATACTGACTTTGAACCGTGGAATCGCTCGCCACACTGAGGACATAAGGCTGAATATTCACCTGCCCCTTGATGACTGAGCTGGCAAGCATTGTGCGACTTTCATCGTTATAAACCGCTGATCCTGCCGTGGTTCTCGCCACGGCAGGCGTTCCCGAGGGCGTGAGGCTGTTGGCGGAAATCGTCATGAGATTGAGTGGCTGGCCGCCCAGAGTGCCAATGAAAGTAATGGTGATTGCCGTGCCTGGGAGCGGTCCACCCGTGCAAACCACATTGCCGCTCCCGATGCTCGCCACATTGGTCGAAAGAATCGTTTGAAGCTGAGCCGCCGTGCAATTCCAGGGGACGACTACCGCCGGCGTGCCATTGAAGGTCAAGGAGGATGATCCACTGATCGTCGCTGCTATGGAGAGAGTAAGTGCCGTTGCCGAGGTGATCGTTGCAATAGTCGCCCCTGCCGGGATACCCGCGCCCGACACCGACATGCCAACGGCCAGGCCAGAAGTCGTTGACAGGGCTGTCACTGTCGGCGTTGCCGCCAGCGTTCCCGTTCTTGTGCTGGAGAAGCCAGGCAGATTCCCCAACAGAAAGGTTCCGCCGGTTGGCGCGCCGGAAATTGAAAGCGACTGAACCTCATCGGCGCCCTCAGCAATGATGGTTAGGGCCACCGTGGACATTTGGGCCGACACCCTGGCAAAAAACTGGGGGTCTATAGCCAGATTGGCAATGTCTTGAAGTGCCATTTAAGCTTCCTCCAGGACCATGCGCTTAAAGATGAAGTACCGCGAATCCCCATCGGTGTATTCAAAGATAAGCTCCCAGCCCAGAGCCCCAAGATCATTGACGGCACTTTGCAGATGCTCCGGCTTCTGCCCGGGGCTGATCGGCTGGAAGTGATATTCCCAGGGGATGGCTGGCGGCTTGCTCATTTTAGGTGAACGCATTGAAGATGGAATTCATCTGGAATTGAACATCCGACAGAATCTGGCTCTCATCAACCGCCCAGGCTCCTCCCCCCGCTCCAGGGCCCGCAATCGGGACTGAGAAGGTATTGGCGTCAATGTTAGTGGCCGTCCAGAGCCCGTTGATATTGCCGGCCGCTCCTGAGATCAGCACCTTGCTGTTGCTCGGCACATTGGAGCCGGAAGACGTTATCACGCACGGATTGCCAGCCGTTGCATTGGTGATCGAGCCACCCCGTGGCGTCAACGTGTTCGGGTCGAAGTCCGCTTGCACAGTGGGATTCGTCGCAATCGCCACGGCGAACCATATCCCATAACCCGTCGGGTTACTGACTACCTTGCTCGCCAGAAGCTGCCTTGCAGAATGATTGACCACAGAGAGCCCGGCCGTGCTCCGCGTGACGGTTGCCGTCCCCCCTGTCGGCTGGCTGCCGATGGTGATGAGATTCTGAGGCATCGCCCCGAGCGTCCCGGTGAATGTAATAGTGACAGCCGTTCCAGGCAGCGGGCCCCCCGTACAAACGACATTGCCATTACCGATTGAGCTGAGAGCCTGCAATGCGGTCTGAACCCCAGAGGCGGCCCCGGTTGCGGAGATTGCAGCCGTGGTCTGCCCAGCAAAAGCGAGCGTGAAAGTGCCGCTGCTTCCTCCGGTGAGGCTCAGCGTCTGTGCTTCATTGGCCACTTCAGAGGATACCGCCAGAGCCGAGGTCATCCCGGCAATGGCACAGCGCTTCAGAAAATTGGGGTCCTGAGAAAATGCCGCTTGCTGGAGCAGGTTCATTCAATCTCCTCTTGCCTGTACTCTTTCACATTCCCCTCTTCATCCCGAATGGCCACAGTCCGCGTGAGCCGCGGCTGAGGAGCCTGGACGATGATCTCCGGGGATTCAAGGTGATTCTGGACAATGGGAGCCGGGATCTCGATGTTCGGAGCGTAGATCGGCTGCGGCATGGGCCGCGCGGCCAGGTTCTTGATTGCCGCGCCCTGATCGACAATCGCCTGGAATAGCTCGGCCGGCAGCTCCATCTTCGGCGAGACATTCGGAGCCGCAATCTGCACGGGCCGCGAGGCAAGCTCGGCAATCGCCTTCCCCTGTTCCACAATGGCGGCTCCGAGATCTTTCATGGCCTCAAGCATCTCTTTCTCGTGAGCACTCGGCGGAATGGTCCGGGTCACATTGACGGTCAAAGGCTTCTCTGGCGGCTTCTCCAGTGGCTTGAGCCGCTCATCAATCTTCGCCATGATGCTCGGCACATCAATCGTATTGACGACCACAGGAGCCGGTGCATTGCGGCCGGCATTCGATTGAGCCTTCCTCTGTACTGGCTGGGCCCGCTTCTCTTCCCTGTTGAACGCGATGCCATATTGCCGATATTCCCTCCCGTTTGCATCGGTGTCATGCCAGCGTTTCAGCCACAGCTTGCGGCCGATCCGCTTCTTGCCTTCTGCCGGGTCCATGACGATTACGCTGGTCTCCGTCACTTCCAGGGCCACTACGTAATGACCCTGGCTCACTCCTTCGCCCTTGGCCTGCACGCAGCAGATGACCGGCCATCCCTTCCCGGTTCGGTCTTCCAGAGCGGGCATTCCCTCGATCTCAATCACGACCAAGCCAGCCTCTTCCCCGGCCTTGATGAGGCTCTCAGGAGAGGTTCCCCGCTCTGGCGACGTGTCGAGATGCGAAGCCACGTCTTCCCCATCGAGCCCGAAGTATTCTGCCACGGCGATCAGCGAAGCTTGACCGCAATCGTAGCCGGTTTCCTGGATTTCGGTCGGGAGGTTCATCACTTCGCCCAGCCATTCCTCGAGAGCTTCACGGGGAACCTTGAGACCATCTTACGCTTGGCGCGAATCACCGGGAACAATCGCTCGATGCTCGCCGGCTTGTTGTCCAGCGAATCGAGCTTGCCATTCTCTTCCGGCTTTGGCTCCTGGAAGGGCGGCAGGTCCAGCGGCTCATTCCCCACCGCCCCAAGGCCCATCGGCCCGGGGATGAAATCGAAGCCCGGCTTTGCTTCAAGACCACGCGCTGCCCTCCGCTCGTTTATCGTCGTCACGTAAGCGGCATTGTCCGCTGCCAGGTCCGCATTATCCTGAGCCGGGTCCGCCGGCATCGGATCATCCCACCAGATGCGAAGCTGCGGGTCCCAGCGTCCGGCCAAGTGTCGGGTAAACACTTGGCCAAGATAGCCGAGCCTCGGGCAGATGCAGATACGGAAGAACTGTTTGAGGGCGGCATACCATGAGATATTGTCGCCGGCGGGCTCGATGCCAACCACGCTTTTGCCGAGTGACCACAAGGCCAGCGTGTTATCGCGAAGCTGATCGGCACTCTGCACGAACGGCATCTCGGGGCCGCCAATCGTCAATGGCGTGAACCTCGCTCCTGGCGGCATGATGACCGGCCGGCCGGCTTGTTGCTCACTCTGCCAGCGGGCATAGAACCGCGCGGCCAGCCGATCAATCTGAGCATCGTCGGGGTCCGGGTAAATCGTCGGGTCCAATTCGATACTGCCCAAGGTGAAGCAGCCATTCTTCATCGTCCAGTATCGGAACTTGTCGATGCTGTCGCTGCCGTCGATCCATTCGGAGCCGGCTTGCGGTGGGGACCATCCCCGGACCATGTGCAGTGGGCTCGGGTAACGGAACATAATAACTTCATCGGCGGGGAAATGAAACGGAGCCGCGCCAACCAGCGGCCGAATCTCGTAGGTCTCGACGAGGCCCTGGGCGTGCTCGTCGCCCCGATGCCCGTACCTGCCGCGAATGAGCGGATAAACCCAATGGCTCGGCACCACCCACATTTCCGAGGCGGTCTGCCGGCCGGTAACCGCTCCGTAGACATTCCGCGGCGTCCAGATAAAACTTTCCCCCGTCAGCTCCAGGAACATGCTGAGCTGGGCCAGGATATCCGAGGACATATCGACATCGTTCGGCCTGGCGAATAGCTGCCGGAGGGGATGGTCGTCTTCCACCGGCTCCACCTCTTCATGAGGCTGGATATGTTTGAGACTCTTCTCGAATCGCTTTTGCCGCCGCGGGCTCTCCATGTTCCGGCTGTACTCGGCCCTGGCTCCGGGTCGCACAACGGCGATATTCGGCGGGATGCTCGCAATCTCCTGATAGACAGCCCTGATCGCCACGAAGCACCAATGGCGGAATGACTGGACTTGCTGGAGCTTGTCGAGGAAGGCCCCGCCGCTGTAGCCGTAGCTGCCACCTGGCCCGGTGATCCGCGAGAAGACGCGCTCGCCGACACCTTTTCTCTTTCGCGGAGAAAAAGCCTCCATAATTGCCTTGGCCGAAGTGCCGAGCCAGGCTGTGAAGCTGGAAAGAAGACCCATGCCCGATTATGGCCGCATTGACGTTGCGGAGGCAAATGGCCGCTGTTGGCTGTTTTCGTTTAGAAGCCGCCCGGCATCCTCAATACTTTGTTTGCCCCGCCTCTGGCCCATGACATGACATAGCGCAGCGAATCGAGTCGATGGAAGCTCTCCTTCTCCGCAATCTTCTCTGTCGGCTCCCCGTCCTCATCGACTTCCCGCGAATAGTTGCCGATCTCGTCCAGGAGTCCATGCAAGTCCTCAAAGACGAATAGCTCATCCGACTTGATGGCCGCATAGACTCGCTGAATTCCCACCTCGACTTCCGAAACCCGCGGCTCCCTGACCGGCAGGCCAGCCGCGCGGAACTCCTGACGCCATTGCCCCTCCGACTTGCTCCCGCCCACGGTGAGCGGAATGCGGACTGGCTCCCCCGCTCGAAAGGCCCTGGCGTGCTCGGCTGCCGTCCGGCCGCCTTCCAGGTATTCCCGGTAGACGTACAGCCGGCCCGACTTCCTTTCAACCGGGAAGCCACTGAACCGCTGAGCGGGCCCCGCCACTTCCTCGACCTCTTCCGCCAGGAACACCGCGGCTGTATTCACTCCGCCGAAGTCGATTCCCAGGTAGCGCGGCCAGTGATCGGGAATTGCGAACCTCGGGACGCGATGCCGATCATCGAAGCAATCGTAAATGAGACCCGCCGGCTTCGCAAAGACCGCCCGATAGAACAGGTCGAACTTCCACCTCGGGAGCACTTGCCTGGCCCGTTCGTATTCCTCTTGAGGATAGGCCGGATTCATCAGGCAGTCGAATTGAATCACGTCGATGCGGGCATGGTTCCGCTTGGCCTTCTCCCATTCGTCATAGAGCCGCGTCTTCAACCAGTTATGGCAATAAGGCTTCGTGGTGATCAGGAGTCGGCCGCGGTTCACTGCAAGCCGCTCCTGGATGACCTCGAAGCTATCGACCTTGAACCGCGGCTGGCCGGCTTCATCGAGCCAGGCTGCTTTGACCGTCGAGGATTCAAGCGAATGCGGGTCCTGGGCGTGGCCGAAGAGGACTCGCGTTTCCCCATCGTGGAACAGGAACAGCGGACGGGTTCCTCCCATCAGCCGACCGTACTTCCGATCTCGCTCGAAGAGCTTCTTGAACTCGGGCAAGACCTTCTGGCTCATGAGCGTGAATGTCGGACTCGCAACAAGATAGTCGCCTGGGCCTAGCTGCTGGATTTCCCGGTCAAGCCAGTGAACACCGGCGACGGTCTTGCCGGATTGGTTGCCGGCGAGGTTGAGAATCTCTTGCTTGCGGCTATTCCAGATTTGGATTTGGCCCCGGTGGAACCACTTCGGGGCCGGGAGAGTTTCCATTTCGAGAAGGTAAAGCAGCTCCCGCTCTTTCGCGTTCGACCAGCAATCCCTCGATTCGGCGGCGCCGCTCATCGTGCGTCATGGCCTCAAGCTGCATCGGGATAGGTCCACCGCCAGGGCCGCTGTGCTCAAACTTCCTGCGATCCTTCCATTCGTCCGGCCGTCGATTGTAAAGCCAAGCACAGATAGCCGCCACATTGCCGCTCAGAGCCGTGGTGAAGAGTGAATCGACCACCTGACCATCGGCTTCCATCTCGGCCGCCGTTTCTTCCTTGGCAAACTCGGGATGCTCGTTGCGGTACATGCAAACCAGAGAATGACTCACGCCAACGGAGCGGGATGCCGTGCAGCGATGCTTGCCCGAGCGAAGGGCCGCAAGATAGGCTCCCCTTCTCTCCGTGTTGAATTTCTCAAATGTCGGCACTCCGTCAGGCATACCGCCATTTTAACCGGTAGGCTGGGAAGTGTCAGGCTTTTACTGCCTCTTCTTCCTTCGCAAAGATGCCGTCGATTTGCAGGTCCAGGCTCTTCATCACTCTGACTGCCTGGCGGTAGTAGGTCTCCTTTAGCTCGATGCCGATTGCCTTGCGGCCCTTGGTGACAGATTCGTAGACCTCGGAGCCGATGCCCATGAATGGGGAAAGGATCGTGTCCCCTGGATTAGACCAGAGATCGAGGCAGCGGTCGATGCAATCAAGCTGGAGTGGGCATACGTGGCGCTCCTCGTCGTCTTCCTTGGCTTCTTCGGTACAGCTGAGGATGCGATTGCGGCGGATATCCATCCAGATAGGCGAAGCGTATTGCCGGTAGATCCACTGACTCATGGCGTTTTTCTTCTGCTCGCCAGTGTAATTGGCGAAGGTCCGTTGCAGCTCGGGAGGAATCGCCCGCTCGCCGGCATAATCTTTGAAGCCTAGCTCATGGGTGATGGGGACCGTATTCTTGCCCAGCTTTTTGAACACCAAGAGGTAATCAGCCGGTGCGATTCGTGAACAAGAGGCATCTTCCACGATTGTCTTATGCATGAGCGTCTTCATTCTGGTCCGCCTGGCGAAGTGCCAGGGATCTTTCCAGATTGCCACGCGGCAGAAATAGTGCAGGCCGGCCTCTTCGTGAACCCGGAGAACGTCCCCAGGGAAATCGTGCTGGTAGATGATGCCCCGCTTCAGGTCCGTGCAATGAACGCAATTGAGCCGGCCGGGCTTCGTCAAGCGAGCCATTTCCGCCACCACGAAGCGGTATTGCTGGATTGCTTCCTGATAGCTCGTGCAATTGCACATATCCCGGGGATCGTCGGAATACTGGTAAAGCTCTGGGAAGGGCGGACTGTAAATCGCCAGGTCTATGCTGTCGCTTGGCAGCTCGGGAAGAACCTCCATGCAATCTGCACAGTAGAGAGCGTATAGATCGCTTACTTGCTGGGTCTTAACCGGCATTGCTTCCTGCCTTTCCATTGAGCCAGGGAGGTAGTTCCAGAGGAATGCTATTCGTTGTATCCGCTTTTTTCTTCAGCGGTTTCGGCTGGGCCTTCTGCTTTCTCGGCTTGGCGTAAATACCCGGATTCTCGGTGATGACCGCCGTACCATTCCCGAGGTGCCCATCAGCCGAAGATAGCCACGCGGGCATGAGCGTTGCCGTGGCGTGCGTCCCGTCGCTGACCATGTGCATGGCATCGTTCATATACTTAACAAGCTGAGCGAACATCCGCTCGGCTTGCTGCTTCTTGCGCTCCAGGCCGTCCGTCACCTCCGATTCGCCGAGCGCTGAAACGATGCTCACGTTAACGGGATCAGTCCGGCCAAAACGATAGCAGCGGCGGATGCCCTGATAAAGCTGCTCAAAGCTGAACGATGGGAAGAACGTCATGTCGCCGCAATTCTGATAGTTCATCCCCCAGCAAGCGATCTTGGGCTTGCTGACAAGGACGCGAAAGCCGCCCGTGGCGAAGTCGTTCAGGGCCTGCTCCTTGAATTCGTCGCTGTGCCGTCCAGCCACCTCTACGGCATCGGGGATCAGCTTGGCCAGCAAGATGCCCTCTTCGTTGAAGTGGCACCATGTAATAGCTGGTCGATCATGCTTCACCAGCTCGGTCACTTTCTCGCATCGCTCATTTAACGTCCGATGCCTCTCCTCGCGCTGCTCGTGGAGCCAGATAGCCGGCCGAGCGAATAGCTCGCCCTTGGGGATGTAAGGAACGTCGATAACAGCCTTGTTGATCCGCAGCTCTGGCAGCTTGAACCGATCATCTTTGAAGCCGATATCCTCCGGGGTTCGCAAGGCCCTGGACCACGAAGACACCCATCGCCAGAATGGCTGCTCGGAGTGCGGCTTGAACCAGTATTTCAGCTTGTTCCAGAAGTCATCCTCGCGGAAGACGGTATGACGCATGTTCTCGGTTTCGCGAAAGAAGAAGCCGAGCATGTCCGATTGAGTCATTATCCCGAGGCATTCGGATTGCGTCCCAAGCTCGATGAAGTCGTTTGGCGAAGGGGTCGCCGTGCAAAGAAGCCGATATGGAAGCTTCGAGAAGAACCGCACCACGTTCTTGCGACGGCGGCCGTCGAATGCTTTGATAGCGCTGCTCTCGTCCGCCACTCCGCCGGTGAAGTCTGCGGAGTTGAACTTGTGAAGCGACTCGTAGTTGGTGATGGTAATTCGGTGGACCTTACCGTCCCTGGATACGTCGGCGTCAATGCCGAACTTCATAGCTTCCCGCTTCGTTTGGGCGGCAACAGCCAGAGGCGTAATGATGATGACCGGCTTACCGCTTTTTCTGGCCACGTTATCAGCCCAGACAAGCTGCATCGGAGTTTTTCCGAGCCCGCAATTGTGAGACACCAGACCGTTGGCAAAATAATTGAAGAATCCAGGGACTTCCAGGTCATAAAACAAGTCGGTGCGTATATAATTGACTGCGACCAACGTGTCCCAGGAGAAACAAGATGCCACGCACCGGCCGACCTCGAACGCTTGTCCTTCCGATGGATGAAGTCCGCAAATTGGCTGCGACCGGTTGGTGTCTGCGGCAACTCGCCGAGAAGTACGGATGTTCCCGACAAGCGATGTGTGATCGGATGCGTGAGGCCGGCATTCCGCGGTTGCCGCCGCATTCACAGCCAGGTAGCCGAAATGGGGCATGGAAGGGCGGCCGGCAGGTTGATAGCGACGGCTACATTCTAATTCATCAGCCGTCTCACCCGCACGCCAACGCCGCCGGTTGTGTCCGCGAACATCGACTTGTGATGGAAGGGGCGGTCGGTCGCTACCTAGAACCTGATGAGGTTGTCCATCACAAGGATGGCAACAAGCAGAACAACGATCTGTTGAACCTTGAACTGTTCTCGCGCAACGCGGACCACTTGCGGGCCGAGCTAACGGGCCGTATACCGAAATGGACGGAAGACGGGAAGCGTCGCATACAAGAAGGCATTCGCCGATCTTTAGCCAACCGACCGCTTTCCACCCGTCGGCGGAAA